AGGTGGTCAGAATATTACAATGAAGAATGATAACGTAGCTTATGCCAACACATTCGGGTTTTCAATACCAACATTTGGGGGACCATTTGACTTATTGTTACAACCAGCAATTATTTCAGCAGATAGAACACAAGTTTTCCAAAATGCAGATGGAATAATAGCTTTAGTAGAAACTACACTTCCTAATACAGGAACTGTAACTGTAGAGGCATTGGCAAGTACAAGAACATGGGAAGTAACTATTAATGGTGTAACTAGAAAAATATTACTAGCATAAATATAATTTAAAAACCAACAAATGAAAACTTTAACCAACAGAAAAACAAGTATTAAAATATCTCAGGATAAAACATTAGATACTACAGATCTTATAAAGTATGCTTTAAATTTTGTACCAAAAAACGGATTTACAAGAGAAGATCTAAAAATTAGAGATAGAATAGAAAACTACTTAAAAGAAGGAATTAAAAAAATAGAATTAGAAGACAGTGATGCTTTAAAATTAAAGTCAATTGTTGCTGATTTAGTTTGGACTTTTAGGCATCCTGAATTATCTCAGTTCTTAGAAGATGTAGAAAACTTATAAATATAAACTATGGCACGATTAAATGAACTATTAAAAAAAAATATATATTTAGATATATTTATTGATCTGATATCTTATCTACAAAATTCAAGAATATCACCTCATGAGAAAATGGCAGCTGCACATTTACTAAGACTTAGAAGTTTATATTGGGGCACTGATATTCCTGTAATATCTACAGCTAGAAGTGGGGGAAATATACCTGCCCAATGTCCTGCTTGTTATGCTAAAACTATTAAAATGGGAGCAGCTTCAGATAATTCTTATGAACCCTATACTTCCTTTATAGAAAACTTCAGACATAAATTAAACTCTATGGACATGAAAGTATCTAATGGTTGGGTATATTGGATGCAGATAGTAGATTCCTTTTATAGTATAATAGACTTTCTAAATTATTTTATTTATGAGTTTAAAGAAGGAATTCATGCTGATCTATATTTGAATGATGTATTGGGTATATCTTCTAGAGAAGGAAGTTATAAACATGGTTTAGCAATTGAATTGCAAGTAGAAGGTACAGTAGAAAATAAAGAATTAATAACTATAGACTTTACTAATGTTTTAACAACTGACTTAGCTGATAAATATTTTGTATTATATAAAGAGTCTATACCTTATATATTTTGGTTTGATAATGGGGGTGTTGCTCCTGAACTTGGATTAACTAATTCTATAACAACACCTATTCCAATTGCAGGTTTAATAACAATTACTGAAATCAAAGATGTAACAATAAATACTATTGCAAGCATTACTACGGATCTAGGAAGTATAATATGGAATATAATACTACCGTCAGAATCTGTATCTGATTTATTTGTAGCTTTAATGAATGATTCAGCAACAGTTAATCAACCATTAGTACCTGGTACAGCAAGTATAGGAATATCAGAAGCAGAAACAAAAATATTTGGTCATGATGGTTCTATATTATCAGATGGAAATATAACTACAGAAGATTATATTGAAACCTGGAATAATATAAAAGTACCTTTTGATAGAACTGCTGGTGTAGATACACCTTACTTAAAACGTGTAGGTGGTATAAATACTGGAGGTTGTTGTTGGACTATATGTTGGGAACCTTCTGTAGGAGGTAATGCTCAATGTTGTAGAGCCTCTGCTTGTTCATCTAGTAAATATACAGGTTTAATAATGACCACTAGTGTTACTTCAAATTTACCTGAACTTAATTTTAATACCCCAAGTAATGTACATAATCTTTCAAGTAAACCTGGGGGGGATGGAATTTTAAAACAGTGCCCCGCATGTGCATGGTAATTATTTTATAGTAATTATTAAACTTAAACCCTACTTCTTAGTAGGGTTTTTTGTTTTTTAAGTTTAAAACTTCAGAAGTTTAAACTTTTTTAGTATATTTGTACATTATTTACTAAACCAATTAAATATGACAACAGATCAACAACCAACTGAAGAAGAATTACAATCAAGAAAAAAAGAACTAATTCAGTTCTATAAAGAACAACTTCCATTATTAAAATTACAAACTGAGTATGAAGAGTATCTTACAAAGATTGATGTTGCTAAAATGACAAGGCTTGAGATAATGATGGTAAAAGCTCAAATGATGAAACCACCCACTACAAGTGGAGAAGAAGTTTCTCAACCAGATCAAGAAGAACATAATATTCCACAAAAACCTACAAAAGAATGAGACTTACAGTAAAGAGATTTGCAGATAATAGTCATACAACTTTAGGTTTACTTTTTATAAATGACATTTTTCAATGTTTTACTGTAGAGGATACAGAAAGAACTATAAAAATACAGAATAAAACAAGAATACCAAATGGTGTTTATAAAATAGCTTTGCGTAAAGAAGGTGAATTTCATGCTAAATATTTAACAAAGTATGGAAGTATGCATAAAGGTATGCTTTGTATATTTAATAAGGCTAACTGGAAACTTGAAAATCAAGGTATGTCCTTTCAGTATATCTTAATTCATACAGGTAATACACATGATCATACTGCTGGATGTTTACTTGTAAATGATGCTATAAGTAATGCTACATTTACAGGAAGTTCAAGCGTAGATGCTTATAAAGAACTATATCCTATTGTTGCTGAAGCAATTGAAAGAGGGGAAGAAGTAACCATAGAATATATTGATATAGAAACAGGTAAATAATATATTATGGGTACTATAGTAAATCAAGTAAAAAAAATTGGACATATGAATTTATGGGATATAGTAAAATTCCAAGTAAATCTTCATTGTCATCTTAATAATATTACTATTTCTGACTCTGATTTAGAATGTCTTACTTTACTTGCTATTAATGGAGAAAGTGAACTTACTTCATTTTGTAATGCAGCCTGTGAAACTGATGAAAGAATTAGAGAGCATAACTTGATGTGGGAACGTGAAATATTTAAAACTCCTCAGTCTGTTAGAAATTCTATTAATAAAATAGAAAATATTGGATTAATCACTAAGAGAGGTAAGAGTAAAAAAAAAATATCTGTTAATCCTATTATGAATATCCAATCAATAGGTAACATTTTTGTAGAAGTTAAACTATTAAGAAAAGATGAATCCGAAGAAGCCTAAAGATTTTATTAAACCAACAGCAGAAGATTTAGGTCAGTCAGAACAATTAGTTGATGATGTAGTAGGATTTTATTGGGCAGCAGTAAGGAAGGGACTCTCTGAACTTGAGAGCCCTTCTGTTGTTGTTATTAATTTAGGGACTTTTAAAATAAGACATAACAAAATTGAAAAAGCAGAAAAAAGATATAAGAACTATATAAATAAACTAGAAGTTGAAAAAATGACTTTTAATAAACACACTCTTCTAAACATTTCTAAGTCTAAACTTGAAAAACTTGAAAATATTAAAAATGAAATGAATAGTGAATTTGAAAGAAAAAAAGAAGTACAAACCAAAAGAAAAGAATATGTCAACAATAAAACTCTGGAAAAACAAAGGAAAGATTTTAGAAGGTCTGAAGAATAAAATATTCAAGAATAAACATGTAGAAGAAATCTTTCAAGAAAGATTGACTATATGTAATAAGTGTCCTAATTTAGATTTAAAAGGAGATAAGTGTTATGTACCTGGTACACAACCTTGTTGTAGTATATGTGGATGTAGTATTGAGTTATTACTAAGATCTTTATCATCAGAATGTGAAGCTGGAAATTGGGAAGCAATATTAACTGAAGAAGAAGAAGAAAAATTAAATAAACAATTAAAAAAATGAGCATAGTATTTAGAGAAGAAGGTCATGCTTATGAAAGCTTAGATCCAAATGAAGCAATACAATGGACTAGTGTTACTAGTTTAGTAGGTTTATTTAAACCAAAATTTGATACATATGATGTTTCTCAAAAATGTTCTAAGAATAAAAAGTCTAAATGGTATGGTATTGAAGCACCAGTTATTAGAGATATATGGGCTTCTGAAACAGCAAGAGCTGTAAAGCTTGGAACATTTTATCATAATCAAAGAGAATCTGATTTATTATCACATGATACTCTAACTAAGGAAGGAGTAGATCTTCCTATTATACAAATAAAAATACAAGATGGTGTAAAGTATGCACCATCTCAAAAATTAATATCTGGAATATATCCAGAACATATGGTTTATTTAAAATCTGCAGAAATATGCGGTCAAGCAGATTATGTAGAAGTTCTAAATGGAACAGTAAATATAATGGATTATAAAACTAATAAAGAAATAAAACAAACAAGTTTTGAAAATTGGGAAGGTATTAAGTCTATGATGAATCAACCATTAGGACATATAGAAGACTGTAATTTAATGCATTATACTTTACAAATGAGTATATACATGTATATAATCCTAAAACATAATCCAAGATTAAAACCAGGTAAAATGGTTTTACAACATGTTGTGTTTGAAAGAGAAGGATTAGATCAGTTTGGTTATCCAATTATTAAGTATTCTGATAATGGAGATCCTGTAATTAAAGATATAATATCTTATACTGTACCATATCTTAAGGAAGAAGTATTAACAATGATAAACTGGTTAAAAGATAATAAACAATGATAGCAAAACTATTTGACATACAGAATTTTAAAATTATACCTACTGTGCATTGTTATACAATATCATGGCTTAAAGATATAATGGATGAATATAAGAAGGATGATGAATATTTAAAAGTATATCAGTATTTATTTTATATGACTTATCCTAGTCCTGATGATAATCCTTATTTTCATTTCAAACTATCAGAAAAAGAGGAACAAATATTGGATGATATAGAAGCTAACTTTTCCACAGAAGAACCATTAATTCTATTAGCATTGGATAATCTCAAGAAGATGTATGAAACACCTACATCAAGAGCATATGATGGTATAGCAGGAATGCTAGATAAATTAGCCAAGTATATGAAGACTACTGATATTACAGATGGTAGAGATGGCAATATAACAGGAATAGTACAAGCAGCTAAAAACTTTGAAGCAGTAAGGGCTTCTTTTAAAGGAGCTTATAAAGACCTTAAAGAAGAACAGGAATCTAGAGTTCGTGGAGATAAGGGTTTAGCATATGATCAATAATTATGTATAGAGAAAGAGATTACCCTATATCAATTCCAACATGGGAAGCAGGTGAATGGATTGAAGATACTATCTTTGAAACACAAGTACAATTTATAGAATATCTAAAAAACTTATTTAAAGAACCTGGAAAGTATGAATTTGATGAATCAGTAGTTCATTGGCAGGATCAATCAATGAATTATAATAAAATTGGTTATTACTGTCAACATCCTACAGGAACAAGAGACTTCATACAATATTGGAATGATCAAAAAAATAAATCTAGAATAGGAGTTATATATAAATCTGGATCTAGGCAATGGTACTTAACAAGAGATTATTATTTTTGGTTAAACTTTCTACCTATATTTGATAAAGAAAAAAATGAATATGATTTTCCACTTATATGGGATATTCAATATCACATGGCTCTTTATGAGTTATTAGCTGAATTAAATAATAAACATAGTGTTATACTAAAGAAGAGGCAAATTGCCAGTAGTTACTTTCATTGTGCTAAATTAACCAATTATTATTGGTTTGAAGAAGGAGCTAAACTTAAAATGGGAGCATCTCTTAAAGATTATATAAATCTTAAAGGATCTTGGAAAATGCTTAATGAATATTCTGATTTTCTTAATGAACATACAGCATGGATAAGACCTCATAACCCAGGTAAAGTAGGAGATTGGGAACAAAAAATACAAAAAACAATAGGAGGTAGAGATATAACAGTAGGACTCAAATCAACAATGTCTTCTTATACTTTTGAAAAAGATGCTACATCAGGCGTAGGTGGGCCCTGTAGATATTTCTTTCATGAAGAAGCTGGTGTGGCACCTAAGATGGATGAGACATATGAATTTATGCGTCCTGCCTTACATTCAGGTATGATTACTACAGGAATGTTTATTGCAGCAGGTTCTGTTGGTGATTTAGATCAATGTGAACCTTTGAAAGAATTTATGCTTCATCCTGAAGAAAATGATTTTTTTGCTGTAGAATCAAACTTAATAGATGAAGAAGGTACATGGGGTAAGCATGGATTGTTCTTACCTGAACAATGGTCAATGCCACCATATATTGATGAGTTTGGAAATTCTATGGTTGAAGAAGCTTTAAAAGCAATTCATGAGCAAAGACTAAAATGGAAGAAAGATTTAGATCCTGGTAAGTATCAATTAAGAATTTCACAAAAACCCACAAATATAAGGGAAGCTTTTGCATATAGAAATGAAAGTAAATTTCCATTACACTTACTTACTAATCAACAAAGAAGAATTGAAGATAAACAATATCACGAAGAGCATATAAATTTGAAAAGAGGTACTGATGGTAAAAGTATTATAGTAACTAAGTCTAATAAAACACCAATTAGAGAATTTCCTATTAGGAAAAGTGAGACAGACAAAGAAGGAGTTATTGTTGTATGGGAAAGACCTGTAGTTAATCCTGAATTTGGAATGTACTATGGATCTATAGATCCAGTAGCTGAAGGAAAAGCAGAATATATTGAAAATAATATTTATACACCAAAGGGTAAAGTAAAAATAAAAGATTTAAAAGTAGGAGATAAAGTAATAGGTTCTAATGGTAAACCTACATTAATAACTGGCATTTTTCCTCAAGGAAAAAAAGAATTATATAGAGTAACATTTAATGATGGTTTTAGTATTTTAGTATGCAAAGAACATTTATGGTCAGTAAGAGCCTCAGATAATGATAAAAAAGATAATCATGTATTATCTGTTGGGGATATGCTTGATGAAAATAAATTAATTAAAAGTCATGGTATAAATAGAAATTCTACAAAAGAATATACTACAAAAACTTTTTATAAAAAAGGTAATAATCAAAACAGATGGAAAATACCAATTGTTAAACCTATTCATTTTAAAAAAACAAGTTTACCTATTGACTCTTATTTACTAGGATTATTATTAGGAGATGGGGGATTGTCAGGAAGATCTATAGTTTTTAGTACAGCGGATAAGGAATTATTAAGATATATAAGAAATATATTACCTGAAACTATTAATATAAAGTATATTGGTCAATATGATTATAGATTAAGTAGTACACTATCTAGAAATACATTAACTCAAAAATTAAGAAAACTGAATTTAGTAGGTAAAAAATCAGGAACTAAATTTATTCCTGATATATATTTAAAAGGAACAATAGAAGATAGATTAAAGCTTATTCAAGGCTTGATGGATACAGATGGTTATTGTGGAAATAATGGTGCAGAATACTATAGTATATCAAAAGACTTAGCTTATGGGATGGTGGAATTATGTCATTCATTAGGAGGATTAGCAAAAATCAGAAAAAAAATTACAAACAGAAAAAAAAGAAATGGAGTAGGTTATGTTTATGTAGTAAGAGTTATTTTACCTCCACAATTTATTCCATTCAAATTAAAAAGAAAAGCTGATATTTATAAACCTACAAAAAACTTTACAAGATATATATCTAATATAGAATTTGAAAAAATAGATGAGGCTATTTGCATTTCTGTAGAAGCTGAAGATAATTTATATGTTACAGAAAATGCAATTGTCACACATAATACAACCACTTCAGATTCTTTATGTTCAATTTATATTTATAAAAATACAGTAGAGATTTCTAAACCTGATGAAAATGGTAATATGAAAACCCATGTAGAAGGTGGTAAAATAGTAGCAACATGGTGTGGAAGATTTGATGATATTAATCTTACACATGAAAGACTAGAGTTACTAATAGAATGGTATAATGCATGGACAGTAGTAGAAAATAATATTTCTTTATTTATACAACATATGATTGCTCAAAGGAAACAAAAATATTTGGTTCCAAAAGATCAGATATTATTCTTAAAAAATGTTGGTGCTAATAAAGCAGTATATCAAGATTATGGATGGAGAAATACTGGTACTCTATTTAAGAACCACATGATATCTTATGCAATTGAATTTCTGAAAGAAAAAATGGACATACAATATAATGATAATGGGGAACTACTAGGTATAGTATATGGAGTAGAAAGAATACCTGATATAATGCTTCTTAAAGAAATGTCTGAATATAGAGATGGTCTAAATGTGGATAGACTGGTTGCCTTTGCAGCATTAGTTGCTTTTGTAAGAATACAGGAATCTAACAAAGGATATAAGCGTGTAGTGGAATATGAAGATACTAAAAGCTTGGAAAAGTCCAAAAAAATGTTTAAATTAAGTAAGAGTCCCTTCACTAATATTGGAACAACTAAAAAAGGTTTTGGTAAAAGAAGTAGAAGTGGTTTTAAAAATATACACTAAGCTAAAGTAATATGAAAATACTGAATGCAATGGATCTTAAGAAGGGTGAGAAAGCTGAACATAATAGAATGGGCAGTCTTACACAACCTATACAATTTCTACCAAGAGAAGAAAAAGATAATGATTGGTCTGCTTGGTGTATGGATTGGTTTGAATTTGAAGGTCTTAAACAACTTAGAAGAAACTCCAGAAGGTTACTTAAGAACTATAAGTTAGCTAATGGTATAATTGATAAAACAGATTATATAATAGAAGAAGATAATGAGTATGCAGACATAGTTGAGCAATTAACTACAGAAGATGTTTCAGCATTAGAACTAAAATTCTATCCTATTATACCAAATGTAATTAATACATTATGTAATGAGTTTGCAAAAAGAAATACTAAACTTACATATAGATCAGTAGATGAACTATCATACAATGAGATGATGGAAGAGAAGCGTAGCATGATTGAACAAAATCTAGTTACAGAAGCAAGTATGAAGCTTCAAATGAAACTAACAGAACAAGGTGTGGATTTATCATCTCCTGAAGAACAACAGAAGATGCAAGAACAAGTTAAGACTTTACCAGAAATTGAGCAATTCTTTAGAAAAGATTATAAGTCTATTGTAGAACAATGGGCTCAACATCAGTATGAAGCTGATATGGAAAGATTTAATATTGATGAGCTAGAAGAAACAGCTTTCAGAGACATGCTTATAACTGACAGAGAGTTTTGGCATTTCAAGATGTATGAAGATGACTATGATATTGAACTATGGAATCCAGTACTTACCTTCTATCATAAGTCCCCAAATACTAGGTATATCTCAGAAGGTAATTGGGTAGGTAAGGTAGATATGATGTCAGTAGCTGATGTCATAGATAAGTATGGTTGGATAATGACACAAGAACAACTTGAATCATTAGAGGCTATATATCCCGCAAGATCTGCAGCATATGCTATTAGCGGTTACCAAAATGATGGTTCTTATTATGATGCTACAAAATCACATGACTGGAATACTAAAATGCCTTCTTTGGCCTATAGACAATTTATGTCAATGCATGATGGTTTCTGGGAAAATGGAGGAGATATAGTATCCTGGATCCTTGGAGAATCAGAAGATTTTCTAGACTTTGGTAGTACTAGTCTTTTAAGAGTAGCAACTTGTTATTGGAAGTCACAAAGAAAACTTGGACATCTTACAAAAATAGATGATGCTGGAGAATTAACTATGGAAATAGTAGATGAGACTTATAAATCTAGTGACAAACCAATCTATAATACAACACTGATTAAAAATAAAGGTAAAGAAAATTTAGTATTTGGAGAACACATAGACTGGATTTGGATTAATGAAGTATGGGGTGGAGTTAAAATAGGCCCTAATCATTCAAGCTTTTGGGGAATGAATAGTGCAGACGGTATAAATCCTATGTACTTAGGTATTGATCAAAATAAAATAGGTAGATTAAAGTTTCAATTCAAAGGGGATAAATCACTGTATGGTTGTAAATTACCAGTTGAAGGCAGAATATTCACAGATAGAAACTCTAGATCAGTATCATGTGTAGACCAAATGAAACCTTGGCAGATTGGTTATAATATAGTAAATAATCAAATAGCAGATATATTGGTAGATGAGTTAGGTACTGTTATATTATTTGATCAGAACTCACTTCCTAGACATTCAATGGGTGAAGACTGGGGGAAAAATAATTTAGCTAAAGCATATGTAGCTATGAAGAATTTTCAAATGTTACCTTTGGATAGTACCATTGCTAATACAGAAAATCCATTAGCTTTTCAACATTATCAGAAAATAGACATGGAGCAAACCAATAGACTACTTTCTAGAGTAAGTTTAGCTAATTATTTTAAGTCACAAGCTTTTGATAATATAGGAGTGAATCCAGAAAGAATGGGACAACATATAGAGCAAGAAACTGCAGAAGGAGTAAGAGCAGCTTTAAATGGTTCATATGCACAAACAGAACAATATTTCATAAACCACATAGATCATCTAATGCCTAGGGTTCATCAAATGAGAACAGATCTTTCACAGCATTATCACTCTACTAAACCTTCTATTAGACTTCAATATCTTACTTCAGCTCATGAAAAGATTAATTTTAGTATGAATGGTACTTCATTATTATTAAGGGATATAAATGTGTATGCTACTACTAAGTCTAGTCATAGGGCTGTAATGGAAAAACTTAGACAATTAGCTTTAGAAAACAATACATCTGGAGCTTCTATATATGATTTAGGTAATATTATTAAAGCAGATAGTATTCCAGAAATAACGGATGTTATGAAGGCTGCTGAAGAAAAAGTAAATATCCAAAGACAGCAAGAACAACAACATGAACAACAACTACAAGAACAAGCTCTTGCTGCAGAAGCAAAAGAGCAAGAAGCATTGCGTAGTTATGAAGCTATGGAAGCTGAAAAAGAAAGAAGAAAAGATATTCTTGTTGCTGAAATAAGAGCTGCAGGTTATGGAGCTATGATGGATATTGATGAAAACAAACAATCAGACTTTACAGATCAGATGAAAGAGATTAGAGCAAGTGATGAGTATAATCAAAACATGAATCTTAATAGAGAAAAACAAGCTTCTACTGAACAGCAACATAAAGATAAGATGAGTATAGAGCGTGAGAAGTTACAAATAGCTAGAGAGAAATCTGAAAATGATCTCAAAATAGCTAGAGAAAATAAAAACAAATACGATGTAAAAGAACCTTCTAAAAACAGCAAGAAACCTAAGAAAAAATAATCATAACTATATGCTGAGATATTTCTCAATATAAAAACTATTTTTTTTAAACTTTCTTAGTTTATCATTATAAATTTTAGTATATTAAAGTATAGACATTTTAAAACCAACAAAAGTATGTCAGAAACAAAACCAATAACTGAGGTTAAACAAATCACAACAGATGAATTGGATAACCTCTTAGGAACACCAGGAGCTGAAGCAATAATGGTCCCAGGTGAAGAAGTAAAGGCTAAAAAGCCATCGTTCTTTGATAATGGAAAAGTAAATATGGACTTCATAGATAATGAAGGATCAGATACAGATTCAGAAGATACTTCAGATAAAAAAACAGATGATAAAACTAAACCAGTTGAGTCATTTGATGATATTGTAAAAGATGCAGATAAGGAAGAGGAGGAAGAGCAAGAAAAGAAACAGGGTAGACCACCTCTTGATAAAACAGGAATGGCTCAGTTAGCTAAGTTATTAATTGATGAAAAAGTAATTCTTCCTTTTGATGAAGATAAACCTTTAGAAGATTATACTATAGAGGACTACAAAGAATTATTTGCTCTCAACATACAAGAGAGAGAAAACAAAGTAAAAGAAGAAACTCCAAAGGAATTTTTTCAAGCTTTACCTCCTGAATTACAATATGCTGCAAAATACGTTGCTGATGGTGGAACAGATTTAAAAGGCTTATTTAGAACTTTGGCACAAGCTGAAGAAAGTAAATCAATAACTATTGATACACCAGAAGGACAAGAAAAAGCAGTAAGACAATTTCTTCAAGCTACAAATTTTGGAACTGTAGAAGAAATTCAAGAACAAATAGACAGTTGGAAAGACTTAGAAAAATTAGAAGATAAAGCTCAACAGTTTAAACCACGTCTAGATGCAATGCAAGAACAAATTATTAAGCGTCAACTAGCAGAGCAGACACAAAAGAAAAAACAAAGAGAAGCTGCATCTCAACAATATGCAGATAGTATTTATAATACATTAGAAAAAGGAGAACTTAATGGATTAAAAATTAATCCTAAAGTTCAAAACTTATTATATGATGGTTTAATTAATGCAAACTATCAATCAATATCAGGTCAGCCAACAAATATGTTTGGACACTTGATTGAAAAACATCAGTATATTGAACCTAATCATGGATTAATTGCAGAAGCCTTATGGTTACTACAGGATCCAGAAGGATATAGAGCTGAAATTGCAAAGGGTGCAAAAAATGCGACAGTTGAAGCAACAGCAAGGCAATTAAAGATGGAACAACAAAGTAAACATGAGGGAGGAGAAGACATCCAACCAGGAACAGACAGAAAACCAGGAAGTGGAGCAACATTAAAAAGACCACCAAAGGGATTCTTTAAAAGAGACTAAACAATTAAATTAAATAATAACTAAAACAATTTCAAATTATGGCAACTCCAGTATTGAATAATGGGATTTTCTTGAGAGACACGCAATATAATGCAAGTTCTCACGTTGACTCATATCACTTGGTGAACATGTTAAAAGATGCAGATCCTATGGACTTAGGTCCAGTAGATATTTGGGCTATGGCTCAAAAAGTAGAAATGCCTCTTTATCAAATGAGTTCATTTGGTGGTAAAAATGTAATCATGGTAAACAATCACCGTGGTGAGTATAAATGGCAGACTCCAATATCACAGGATCTTCCTTATATCATTGAAGATATAGAACCAGATAATGAGCGTAAAGGTCAGGATGGTACTACATTCAAGATCAAACTTAACAAACGTGAGTTTGGACATGGTGATATCATTACTTATGACAAATATAATGGTTATGAGTTATACATTACTGATGAAGATATTCTTCCTATTGGAGATGGCTTTATTTATACAGTACGTCTAGTAAATAATGATAATGTTAAATACTTAGATAACAAGTACCTTAGAGAAGGAATGAAGTACTTCAGAAAAGGTTCTGCTAGAGGTGAATATGGAGAGAGATTCTCTGACATTATTACTGGTTCAGGATTCAGAGAATTCTACAATTATGTAGGTGGTGCAGAAGCTCATGTTCATTATTCTATCTCTTCAAGAGCAGATATGATGATTAAAGGTGGAATGAAAGCAGATGGAACAGTACCTGTTACTGAAATCTGGAGAAACTTTGATAAGAATGTTAATCCTTCAGTTGCATCTTTAGAAGGTTTAGTTTCTACAATGGGTAAATCATATGTTAAAAAAGCAATGGAAAATGGTTCTCTATCAAGAAGTTTCTTAACTTCATTAGAGGCTGCTCACTTGAGTAAAATTGCTAATGATATTGAGACTTACTTAATGTGGGGACATGGTGGTAAAATCCGTCAAGATGGTCCAGATGATTTAAGATTATCTGTAGGTCTTTGGAAACAATTAGATAACTCATTCAAAAGAGTATATAATAAAGGTAATTTTAATCTTGATTTATTCAAATCTGAACTTTATAACTTCTATCAAGGAAGAGTTGAGTTCAATGGTCCAGACCCAAAAAGACAATTGATTGTTCAAACAGGTATTGGAGGAATGAAGCTAGTAAATGAAGCTATCAAGTTAGAAGCTAATGCTGCTGGTCTTGTAATTCAAGCTGATGATATTGGAGCTATTACAGGTAAAGGTATGGATCTTGGATTTGGATTTGCTTACACTAGCTATGTAATACCTTTCTTAGCAAATGTTAAGTTTGTACTTAATCCAGCATTTGATAATTTACATACTAATGATATTGAGAATCCTATCATTGATGGTCATCCTCTAAGTTCATATAGTTTTGTAATTTTTGATATTACTGATACAGGTAATGATAACATATTCTTATTAAAACTTGATTGGGATAATGCTTTAAAATGGTGGTATCAAAATGGTACTATGGATTACATGGGTAGAACTCAAGGATTCCAATCTTCAGGTCAGTTTAATGGTTACAGAGTTATGATGACTCAAGTTATGCCAGCAATCTGGGTTAAAGATCCAACTAAAGTTCTTAAAATTGTAATGAGAAATCCTATTACAGGAGGTTCATTCTAATACAAATAATAAGGGGAAGTTCTAATGTTCTTCCCTTTATATTACACACCTGTTGCAATACCAGACTTTGCATTCTGGCAGGTGCTATAAGATGACTTAATTATAAACCAACTAAAACCAAAACAGATGTCATTTACAAAAGTAGAAACACGTAGTTTAAATCACTACAAAAAAGTATCAATAAGACCTTACTTTGACCCTAGTGTGGCCAATATGGGTCTTGAAAATTATGGGATGTCTTTACATGATGGTGTATACTGGACAGAACAACTAGCTTGTTTAGAACGTAATGGTATTAAGAGATATGTATCAGGTCTAAATGAGTTTGCTCCAGAAGTAAAATTAATAAAAGATGATAAAGAAAGAGCAGCCAAGATTAAAGAAATAAGAACTGTAGTTGCACAACTTGAAAGAGAATTTGCAGCAAACATTGTAGATATTGAAGATCCAGAATTTTGGAATAAGATAAAATTATTAAAACATGATAATGATGAATTCTGGTCAAGAATAGAACTTAAAGCAGGGAATGATATTACATTTCTAGATCCTGCTAAAGAACCTTATGATCTAATTAAGATTTATGCAATAGATGCTGGAGGATTTAGTATTGTTGCACCAAGTTTAAAAGCAGCACAAGAAATGGCAGTTGCTCCTAAGTTTTATTTAGATAGACATGAAGAAACAGTTTCTACTAAAAATACTTTAAGGAAAGTTAGAAATAAAGCTCTTGCATTATTACAAGATATGTATGACAAAGATAGTAATAAACTATTATATGTTGCAAAAGTAATTGATCCAGGAAGTGCTTCTCTTACAAAGAGCACATCAAATGATGATATTTATGCTAAGATGGATGAATATATTAATGGCACTAGCTTTGAGAAAAACAAAATGGTTGCATCTGAATATTTCTTAGCTACAGCTTCACAGACTGTTGGTGAACTTAAATTAAGAGCTATGGTTAAAGATGCAGCTTACTATAAAATTATTGTAACTAAAGCTGACGGACATATTTATCACCGTGATTCAAACACAATGCTTGGTAAAAATCCAACAGACATAGTAGAATACTTAAAGAATCCTCTTAATGAAGATGTCTTAGTAGGTATACAAGAACCAGTGGAATCATATTGGAATAAATAAATTTAAAAATTATATATTATGACAAAAGGACAAAGTGCAGTACCTGGAATATCAAGTGCTGAATCTACAGGAACACGTAGATCATTAGCTAATCAACCTACTACAAAGAATAATGTAAAAGGTGTAGAAGTTAATACCATTGGAAATAGACCTTCAGCAAGCAGAAATATCAAAGGAATTAAATAATAAGAGGTGACTAATAGTGCTATACAAATAAAGTTTAGAGAAAGGCTTAACAAAATCTCATCCAATGACTATGATAATGTAGACTGTTGGCAGATTGTTGAAGCCTTTAATAAAGCACAGATAGAGTGGGTTAGAAGACAAATACGTGGGGGTAACATCTTTCAAGATGGTGATGAACAATCACGCAGAAGAATAGATGATTTACAAACATTACTTACACCTTCAGCTTTACCTATTATAAATAGAGGTATATTTTATGAAACTGTTTCAACATTACCTTTTGATTATTTAGAATTTAAAAGAATAGATGTTAAAGCTAAAAGTGAATGCTGTGAAGAACCAAGATCTATGAATGTTTATCTTGCAGAAGAAGACAATAGAGCTCAACTTCTTAGAGATGAAATGAAAAGACCTAGTTTTGAATGGGGAGAAACTTTTGCAACACTAATAAACAATAAAGCAAGGATCTTTACAAATGGTGAATTTGAGTTATCTGATGCTGAATTAACTTATTATAGGTTTCCAACATATATACAAATTCAAGGATGTATAGATCCTTATACAGGAATAGGTTCTCCTGTCAATATAGAATGTGAACTTAAAGATGATATAATAGAATTAATAATTGATGAGGCTGTTGCTATAGTTGCTGGAGATATAGAATCTGGTAACCAAGGTAGAGGGTCTGAATCAGCAGAAAGATCAAATTAAAAAAATAATAAAATTATTTTCAACAAGTAGTTGCATATTTACAAGTAATTGCTTATATTATAGTATATTTATTTATTAACTAAAAACAAAAAATTATGGCTTATTTTAATCATGCATTTTGTAAAGTGATGTGGGGAGCTTCTCCAAATCCACTTGCACCAACAGCAACAGGTTATTTGAACGCAGCAGGTACATTATCTGTGGATTTACTACCAAATAATGGTGTAGGTACTTTCACATTTGCTGACCAAGCTGCAGCAGGATGGCCCTCAGTAGCAGTAGCCCCAACAGCGGGTGAACCACTTACCTTAATTAGTACTTCATTGTATCAAAATGATAAGGTTGGACCTTTTCATGGAGGATATCAAGAGACTAACAAGTCTAAAATGATTAATCCTAAATTTATTAATGAGTTCTATGTTGTAGAGTCAGCTTTACCATTAACCAATATTATTGGTGTTGGGGCTACACCAAATCTTGATTTATCAGGTGGAGATGCAGCATGTTGTCCAACATTCTATTGTAATGAAACTTACAATATTAGATTTGACCTTAAAGGCTCTCCTACATTAAGAATGTTAAACCATAATGCTTATGAGATAGCAGCAGCTTATACAGGATGTTGTGATGGACCAACTCCAAGTCTAGTTGATCCAGCTGATGTTATGGCAGCATGGATGAATTATATTGTTAATGATCCTATCTTCTTTGGAGTATATGGACAAACTCAAAACAGACTAGTTAATGTTGGTATTACAGTTACATGTGATAATGGTGTTACATGGGGTTTATATTTACCTAACAACCCTACAGTAGGTGTAGCAGGTGTGTATTTTGAAGCAGATGGTATAACACCAACTGCAGAAGCTATAGCTTTCCATGCAGAATTAGTTTTAATTACAGGTGCTATAATTAGTGCACCTCAACCTTATAGTGCTTATGTATCAATATTTACTCCAGCAACACCAAACTGTTGTGCTGGTTTAGTAGTACAAGCAGCATTTGTAGAAACTAAATTTGGTGATTGTACATTCCAACCTACAGATTTCTTTGAACTTGAACCTTTATCAATACAAGCTTCAATGTTAGATGAAACAGGAGATCCTTGTATATTTGAACAACTATGTATCTCTGATGGTATTACCCCATCTGGTTCAGGTTCTCAAACTATTTATCCAGCTATCCAAATTGGAACACAAGCTATGGGAACAGGAGAAAGAATCTTAAGAGATTTAATCTTGTCAGAAGGATATCAACAAAATCATTTTGCAACTAATGGTGACTTAAGAGTTAGAGAAATCACTCAAGGGTATGATGTTAGTTCTGCAGTTGGTAGAAATTCATTATATACTTGTTACTATATTAAACATACTGTACCAAGATATAATAATCCATCTGGAACATTTGATAATGATCAATACTTACTTAAAATTCCAGTAGATGCTAGAGATCCAAACTTTGAAGCTTTCGTGGGTACATGGTTACTAGGGGCAAATAATCCAGTAACTTTAACAGTTTACTAATAACTATTTTATATTTATAGAAAAGGGAGAGCGAGAGTCAAAATTTCTCCTCTCCCTTTTTTTATTTAATCATTAAACTGGTAAAGATGGCAAAACATACATTAAGCCTAGATGTTCAAGATACACTTAATGAGTGTGTTATTTGTGTTTCAGACACTAGTATATATGCAGATAAACCACCCGTTGAGTGTCCTTATTTAGACATTCTTGCTCCCGGATTTTCATGTGCTGTAAGATTGGATGTAACTCCAGGGTTCTGTAGCTTATGCCTAACAGCTTGTGATTTAACTTTACAAACTACAAATTGTGGTGTTACTTATGATATATTACCAGATGGTGTTTATGTCATAAAATATAGTATTGCACCAAATGAATATATATTTGCAGAATATAATCACTTACGTATTACTAACATTATGATCAAATATAATGAAGTATTATGTGCACTTGATGTTGCAGCTTGTGATCCTATTCCTACAACAAAAGAAAAACTTAAAGAATTAAGACTCATAGAGATGCTAATTAAAGCTGCTAAAGCAAAGGTTGAATACTGTCATACACCAGGTGCTGGCATGGATCTTTATGAGTATGCTAAAAAAAGACTGGACAAATTAGCTTGTACAGTTTGTTTATAATCTTTTAAAACCAATAAAAATGGCAAGATGTGGAAATTGTGGAGCTAAATTAAGTTGCTCCTGTAAAATGAGAAAAGCATCAGATGGCAAATCATGCTGTGTAAACTGCATCTCAAATTATGAAAAAATAATAAAAAAATCAAAAGTTTTAAAAACTTTAATTCCTGATACTATACCAGGAATTATATTAAATACTACCGCAGTACAGACATAAACTAATAGTAAATGATACCATATTTTTCATTTCTAAATTATAAAGATAGTGATTATCAACTAGATAATGGATTTATAAGTAATATCCAAGTTTTAGGTGATAACTTACCTTTAACAGTTACAGTATCAGGACCTAATGGTTATACTGCAGGTCCTTTTGTATCACCAAGTGTGATACCAGCTTTAACAAGTTTAGAACCTGGACTATATATTTTAACTGTAATTAATATTACAGGTGAAACTTCTAACATAGAAATTACTATAGCTGAACTTTTAGAAACAGTACTTACAGCTACACTTGATAATCCATGTAATTGTACTGCGTGTAATTGTACACTATCGGTAATTAATTATACACATAATTCAGAATGCTTCACATATAATTTATATAAAGATGGCTCTTTAGTAGATACATATAGTGGTTGTACTGATGGTGAACAACATGAATTTATAAATCTTTGTAGTGGACAATATACTATAACAGCTATTCCTGATGATGTTTCTATATATATATATAATGATCCAGATGGTATAGACCCTGTAATTACTCAAAATATTGAGAATTCTCCAGGAGGTAGTACTCAAGTAGTTTTTGAAGGATGTCCTTGTTATATAGCAACAGATTGTGAAGATTCTAGTAATCAAATATTAATAAGAGTTCAAGATGAATCTCTAGAACCTGAACTTGTATATCAATTTGAAGAGTATCCAGGTAAATGTTGGACTATAGAAATAGGAGAAAATTGTGATCAACAGACTATCATTCTAAATACGGGTCTAATTGATTCAGAAGATGGTCCAATAGGAGCATATAATACTGAAGATTTTAAATGGAAAGTTGTTGGAATTGCACCACTGGGTGCTGTAGTAACACCTTTTCCTGCTAGGATTGCAAATCAATCTTGGTATTCAGGATATGGTATTATTCCAGGAGCTGCATGGATCACTAAAGGTGGTACACCTAATGGTTCAGGAAACTTACCTCATGACACAACAACTGGGTTAACTATCTATAGTTTAGATTTTAATGTTCCTTTAGGATTTATACCATTATTAAATTTACAAATATTAACTGATAATACAGCTATAATATTCCTTAATGGTATTCAGGTATTTGATAATTCAAGTGCATCTACTCCATGGGTTACACCATCTCTATTGACATTAATATCTGGATTTAATGTTGGAACTAATACCCTTACAGTTCAAGTAAATAATGTAGGAACTGGATCTAATGGTTTTGCATTATCTGGTTCTATAACTACAGCAAATCCGCCTTCAGAACTTGTGATTGTATCAGAAATATTTGATAATTGTGAGCTTTGTGTAAATCCTGTTATTCCTAATATATGTTATGATTTAGAAGTAGTATGTGGTGGTGCATGTCCTAATTTATATGGAGTTAACAGTTTTGATTTTTCTCCTTATATAGGTCAGAATATAAGTATACAACCACCCATCTCAACAGATCCTGAATGTTGGTATACACCTTATGCTATTAGACAAGCTGTTTTTGCTAATTTAGGAACACAGTTATTATCTTGGCCTTTTGGTTCATTTCAAGGAGGAACAAATGACATTACTTTTGGTTGTACCTCTTTAGTATTAAATACAACAGAATATATAACAGGTACACCACCTTCAGTTATAATGACTCCTGCCACATATAATCCTGTAGAATGTACTGGATTAACTTGTACTGCTGTATCACCAAATACAACAGAAAATTCTTTTACAAATATACCTGATTTTATAAATGCTATATTAGCTACTGCAGGTATATTAACTGTTCAAGCATTCTCAAATGATCCAGATAACTGTCCTATATGTGAACCACCAGTTGTAACAGATTCAGGATTAAATTTTGCTGGATCTGCTGATAAAAGATGTCAAGAAACATTTAGAATTCAGTATAGAGATGGTGATACTTTTCAAATAGTACTTACAGTTACTAATAATACTGGTACACGTATTATAACATTAACAGTAGCAAACAATAATATTACTACTCAAACATCTTCATTAGTGGGTACTCAAATGGTAACAAGTTACCAACCATGTAATGATAATATATACTGTGCTTTAGAAGATGAAAAATATGATATAACAGGAGTAACTGTAGAAGACCCTTGTCCTCCTCCACCTTTAGGTGAAGCTTGTGAAATACATCCAAGATTAGGAGAACCTGGTTTTTCAGTTAAGAATTGTGATCCAAAGAAAGTAATAGATATAAAAACCAAGTTTGCTGATTCAGTATTTGCTTGGTTTAAAAGAGACAGATATGGTATAAATACATGCTGTGAATTTGATTTAGATAAAATAGATATTAAAAACCAACTAATAGATCTTGGAGCTATTTATGATCCAGACATGTGTGTAGATGGATCACCAATACCTGGAGGATGTTGTCCACAACCATGTAATGCTGTAGCTGTGTTGTTAGTACCACAATCTATAACATGTCCTCCACCAACAAATGTTGATGTATTATTAGAAGTAGATGAAATACCAACAATACTTTGTGAACCACCAACAACTAAGGGACCAATAGGTATATTAACAGGAATAATAACTATTGGTATTGAATAATTAAGAAAAAATGCTTATATTATAATAAGAGTTATGCTCTATAAAACAAAACTTTATGTTACCAACTAATTCAGGACAAGCAAAAGACAAAGGATGTGCACCAGTTTCATCAAACTGTGTAGTATGGCAGGGACCATACTTAGATTGTATTGGTGTTTGCAAAGGTGATACTATCAGTGATGTTACTAATAAAATAGCAACTGAGTTATGTACACTAATGGAAATGTTTGATTTATCAGAATATGACCTAGCTTGTTTATCAATACCAACATCACAAACTCCTGCAGATTTTCATGCATTAACTCAGATTTTAATAAATAAAATTTGCGCACTAGAAGGAATAGATCCTGTTAATTCAGGAACAGATATAGGAGAATGTCCTGATAATTGTATTGTAGCTATTGCTTCATGTTTTTATTATATTAATCCTCAAGGAGATACAGTAACTACAATGACATTAACTGAATATGTTAATGCAATTGGTAATAAAATTTGTGATATTATTGATAATATTACAATACTTCAAAATGAAGTTGATACATTACAAGAACAAATTAATGGTACATCAGGTGGGGTATATACACCTACACCTCAAGGTATAGCAGGAGATATTGAAAACTTACAAGAAGATAAGGCAGATAAAAATTCTTTAGATTATCAAATAAATATTAGAACTAACCCTAGTGCCGGAGTACAATATGTAACAGATGCTATAAGATTTATAGAAAATTCATTACTTGGTACTCAAGATGCTTTGGGTTCTCAGACTTTAATCTATCAAAATATACTTAAAGCTGGTTTAATTGATGATGAAAATCGAGCTAATGGTACAGGTTTAATGAGTGGAATTACAGGATGGAAAGTTGATGCACAAACAGCAGCTGATTCATTAGGTAATTTATGGTTAACAGTCAGAGATCTAAGAGATGCTGTAATATATATGAAAGAAAATTGTTGTTCAACAGGTTGCTCAGATATATATTTAAACTTCAGAGCCCAGTTAACAGCTTCAATACTTACAATATTTACAGATGGATCTACAGGTTTTACTGATGATTGGAAAGAATGTACTGGTACAACCAAAGTAACTGTGAAAGATACTTTAGGGAATAGTGCTACATTTACTACAAGTATACTAGCTTTCAAGGATAATCCTAGTGGATATTCAATTGATTTAGCTCCTACTGCAATAGATATAAGTACTGACTTAATTATAACTGCAGATACTTGTTTTATAAATACAGTAACTAATACATCATGTAATACAGATTATGTATACAATATCTCAAATAGTGCATCATGCCCGTCAGTAGTATTAACAGTTTATACAACAGCTGTAAACTATCAATTCAGTTCAACAAGTGGTTTTAGTTATATAATTAACGTATATTATAACGGAGGTACAATACCAGTTGCAAGTCAAATAATTGCTACTCCTGGGGTACTAATACTTAATAGTATTATAGGTTTATTAAGTGAAACAAATTATGAATTAGAAATTGTAGTAGTAAACACATCAGGAGAAGAAACAGCTTGTCCAAAACAAGCTTTTGCAACATTGGCAGAATCTTGTCAACCTCCTATTAATGCAATTGCAATATTAACAACATAAAATTATGGCTTGTACTAAATGTAATAATAACAGATGTGGTTGCAAAGATTCTGCACAGTCTATGGTAACTAGTTTTAGCAATTGTCCTAATCCATGTGAATCTAAAGAAACATGTGTTGAGGTTTTTGATATGCATTGTATTTGCTATCAAGGAGAAGACATTGTTGAATATGATATTAAAAAAGGAGACAGATTAGATGAAATTATGCAAAAATTAATACTTGCATTAACTAATGTAGGATGTGCATCATTCGGAGATCCATTATCTTGTCAAAGTCCTATTAACTTAACTGTATCAAATATTACATCTCAGTCATTTGAATTAGCATGGGATTCAACACCTTTAGCTACATCGTATATAGTGGAATATAAAGATAGTACATCATTAACATGGTTACTAAATCCAACTGTTGTAGCCCCAACAACTAATGATACTATTATTGGTTTACTACCAGAAAGAGTATATGATATTAGAGTAAATGCAATTTGTCCATTGGGCACTTGTTATTCATTAAATATAAGAATTGCAACATTAGCTGCAACAACTTAAACCAAATAAAAAATTAAATTATGGCAACAGTAACAGCAACAATTACAATAGACTTTACAGCTAACTATGCTGGAGCACACAGAGTATGTTTTAGAATCCAAGGATCTGGAGATCCTTATGATTGTACTACATCAGTAGCATGCATAGGAGGTGGTACAACATGTCAAGCAATTATTACAACAAATGTTAACACAACAAGTTGTGATGGACCTATAACCTTTGAAGGTTATATCCAAGCAGCATGTGAAGATGTGTTATCTACAGGAGGTAGACTAGCATGGACAGCATTATTTACACCTAATGTGATTTGTCAAAGAACAGAAGTATTATGTGCAAGAGGTCCGATTCAAGTTGTAACACCTAATCCAGGTGGACAGGAATATACTCTATCTGATACTGTTACAGTAGTCAGAAATGGAGCAGATACTGAAGTGGATAATGCTATTATATCAATAGGTACAGTTGGAGATGGTATTATTAATTCTATTTCTAGTTTATTATCTCCTGGTACAGGATATACTGCATTAGATGTACTAACAATTGTTGATGCTACTGCTTCAGGTATTGGAGGTACAATTAGAGTAGATACAATAGGTGGTAGTGGTGAAATATTAACTTATACACTAACTGCAGGAGGTTCACAATATATTGGTGGATTTACTTTTACAGGAGGAACAGGTGTTGGAGCTAACTTTGATATACAATCAAATGGCGTTGACTATAATAAATATGGAGCAATCACAGGAATTACAATAACAAATGGTGGTTCTTATTCAATAACTCCTACAATTACAATAACAACAGCTACAGGCAGTGAAGCAGTTTTAGATGTAACTCTAGCTCATTGTGGCATTTATAATGATGTAGGTCTAGACTGTATAGGTGGAGATCCAGTAAATATAGCTGATGGAGATTTAAACGTAGGTGATACATTTGTAACTTGTATAAATGGTGGTCTAGTTGCTGCAACCCCAACTGAATATGATGTTACAGAAACAGGATGTTGTATTCCAGAAGACACAGATATATCACCATGTACTGACTACCACTTAGATAATGGTTCAGGAGTACCTGTTAATGTTCATATTACTAATTGTGAAGGAAATGATGAAATATTAGTAGTTCCCGCATTAACAAGCATAAATAGATGTCTAGTTACTGGTGGATTTATTGATCCACAAGTAGCAGGGTTCGTAGTTCTAGATACAGGTGGGCCATGTGTAGTATCCTAAAAGAAAAAGTTAGATGTGAGGTTTGTTGGTTTAACCACTACTAACATAAGCCCTGGAGATCAATGATCTCTGGGGCTTGCTTTTTACAATAATTAAACTTATCTTTACACTATAAAAAATACTATGTACTATGTGTATAAAAAGAAAAAGACTTTTCTATGACATTGAAACAAGTTTTTGTCAGGGACACTTCTGGAAACCAGGATACAATCAAAACATCCTTCCTCATCAAATAATAAAACATGCTCAAATCATATGTATCTCTTGGAAATGGGAAGGAGAAGATGAGATTCATAATGTTGATTGGGGTTTAAAAAAACAAGATGACAAAGAATTATTAAAGAAATTCATTATTGAACTGGATAAAGCAGATGAAATAGTAGCTCATAATGGTGATAGCTTTGACATAAAATGGATTAGAACCAGAGCAGTATTTCATAACCTTAAAATGAAACCTAAGTATAATATGATTGACACCTATAAGTTAGTCAAATCATACTTAAGATTACCTTCAGCATCTTTAGCAGCAGCTTGTAGCTATTATCAATTAGAAGCTAAGAAAGATCCAGGTGGAATAGGAACATGGATAGACATTGTTTTTGGTAAGTCTCAAGAAGCTTTAGATAGAATGATTGATTATTGTAATGGAGATATTATAAGCTTGGAAGCTTTATTTCAAAAAATAAAACCATACATACTTCATAATTTACATTATTCAGTCCTAAGAGGAGATGAGAAATTTCATTGTCCTGAATGTGGACTTCTTGGTAAATGGAATCAAACTTATACTACCAAAGCAGGTACAACAACACATTGGTTAAAATGTAAAGATTCAAGTTGTAGAAAATATTGGAAAGTAAATAACAAGATATATCAAGACTTCAATAAGTATAAATGGAAGAATGGTATTAAGTAAACCTTATAAGTTTAAACTTGTAAACCTCATAAATTTTTAGTATATTATAGTATAAATAACTATGTCAACATTTAAGAAACCTGACTTATCAGCTCCTAGGTTTAGACCAAAGAGTAAAAATATTTTAAATAAAGCTTTATATATTGCTTTTATTGAAAAATATCCTAATTATAAAGGATTAAGTCCTAAAGTATTTAAAGACATAATATTAAAATATAATGGATCAATAAGAAAGGCTGTAATTAGCAATAGAGATGGTGTTAAACTTCCAGAAAGTTTAGGTTATATACTTATTGCAAAATGTGATAAACCTAAAGGTGATAATACAGATTTTGTAGCATCAGCAAAGTATGGTAAAAAAGTAAATCATGCTAACTGGGATTCAGATAATTATTTAGCTAAAATATGTTATACAAACTATTCAGTTAAGTATAGATTTAGTGATAGAGAACTTTGGTCATTTAAAGCTGTTAAACAGTTTAGAACAAGTGTAGCAGAAAGTTTTCCTGAACTATATAATAAATATATTCACTTAACAGAACATACTAAATTACACGGGCTCTTTAAAAATACATAAAATGGCAACAACAATTGGATATACAGTATCAAGAGTAAGAAATAGTATGAAGGCTGTAAAAGAAGATGCCTTTGTAACAGATAGATATTTATGGAGTGTTATTACAAAATATGCTAAATTATTTATAAAGCGTCAGGATAATCAAGATAAACTTTTAAGATTTAAAAGCTTTTGGAAAACTCTTCCTTGTGTTGAATTAACTGAAGTAGACAAAATAGAAGCTTGTTGTGGTATTACATCAGGATGTACTATTATGCGTACAAAGGATAAACTACCTACACCTTTTGAGGGACCTTTTGGTCCCATGTTTAGAACAGTATCATCAGTAGATGTGTCTCAAGAAATATATCCAACTGAACCTGGAACATATAGTTCTATGAGTAAAACAACTACTTTCAAGTATAACAAAAGTAAATACTACTGGTGGTTAAATGGTTATATGTATTTTCCAAATATTCCTTGGGATGCTATTAGAATTGAAGGAGTATTTGAAGATGATATTAATCAATTTGCATGTGATGGAAAAGATGCTGCAGGTGAATGTACACTTAAGCAAGATCAAGAAACTAATATTCCTGATGATCTATTTGCAGAAATAGAAAAACAAGTATTAGCAGAAATATTACCACAAACTCAATTACCTCCAGATAATACAGATAATAAACAAAATCAATTTAGATAAAAATGGCACATAATAACTACTCTCTACGCTATAAGACCTTTGATCAATTATTTGAAGAGGTTACTGTAGACTTTAAAAACTATGCTTTAGAAGGTGCAATTAATCCTCATACCTTACTTAAGGTAGCTAGGAAATGCAACTATGACTTAGGTTTTAGAATATATAGAACTAGACAAGCTGTACTAGAAGTTGAGCATGGTAAAATAAGAATGCCGGATGATTTTCATATATTAAACTTTGCTGTAGTATGTGGAGAATATACAATAACAGAAGCTCTTCCACAAGGAACTCATATTGAAGAAAGACTAGTGGCCCCAAATTATGTATGTGAACCAGGTCAGCCAAGCAACTGCTCAACACCCGCACCTGACCCTTGTAATGATCCAGTAGATCCTTGTAATAATTTAGATCCGTGTACAGGAACATGTATTACAAAATGTGGGGATGAATATCAAATAATACAAAAAATACATACTAGAACATGTACATATAAACAAATGTATCCATTATATATTACAGATAATGAAAAGGTACAATGTGAGTGTCCTAACACAATGTGGAAAGGTGCTTTCAATGAAGCACGTATAGAAAATGGATGGCTTATAACAAACTTTGAAACAGGAAAAGTTTATATAAACTACATGGGAGACATGATAGATGATGATGGTAATATTATGGTACCAGATCATGAAATGATAAATGAGTACTATGAGTATGCTTTAAAAGAAAGAATACTAGAAAACTTAGTCATGAATGGAGAAAATGTAGGAGACAGATATACATTAATTGCTCAGAAATTAAGAGCTGCTAGAAATAATGCTCTTACAATTGTAAATACTCCTAACTTTAGTGAACTCAAGAAATTATGGGAAGTAAATAGAAAAGCACAGTACCATAATTATTATAACATGTTTAAGTCATATTGGCCTTTAAGCTATAAATAAGAATACATAAAATGGCTAAGAAAAGAAAAGTACCAAGTCCAACAAACATTGAAACTAGATCATTTCAAAAAGGAATGGTTAAAAATCTCAATGATTCTATCATTCCAGATGGGGCATATTTACATGCAAGAAATGCTATAAATAATTCACAGATTGGTGACCTAGGAGTTATTGGTAATGAGCCTTCTAATAAGTTTTGTGCTAATGCTCCCTATACAATTATCGGTACTATTCATATGTATGGAGATATATGGGCAATTATGTCAACAGATAATACTAATTCAGAAATTGGTTCCTTTGATGAGAGCTCATGTACATATACTACAATAGTTAATGATCCATGTTTAGGTTTTAAAAAAACCAATCCAATACTTGGAGGAGAAGCTAAAGAAAATTCTGATTGTACATGGCAAGTATACTTTGCAGATAATCTTAATCCAGATAGAAGTATCAACATGAATAAGCCACCATGGATACAAAATTGTATTAATATAGATGGATGTATAGAATGTACAGATACTAAAAGTTTAGATTGTGAAAGATTACGTATGGCAAGACTAACAAGTATGCCATGCTTAAGAATAGAACAAGCATCAAATGGTGGAGAACTATTAAATGGAACTTACCAAGCAGTTATTGCATATACAGAAAATGAACAGAGGATAACAGATTATTCAATACCTTCTAATATAGTTTCTTTGTTTGATCATAATAATGTAAATGGTTCTTTAGATATTATTATTGAATCCATAGATCAAACATATGATGAATTTGAGTTAGTAGTTATAGGATTTGTAAATCAACAACTTGTAGCACGTAGAATAGGAATTTATTCTACACATCAAGGAAGAATAAGCTTAGATAAAATAGATCCTAAATTACCAGCAGTTCCATTACAGTTTATTCCTATTGATAGACCTTCCTATGAGAGATCAGAAGGTATATATAGAAATGGTGAGTATTTAATAAGAGTTGCTCCAACAAGTAGATTTAGTTTTAATTATCAACCTATAGCTAATAATATAATTACAAAATGGGTTTCTGTAGAATACCCAGAAGATTACTATCGTAAAGCAGGAAGTGATATTGGTTATATGAGAGATGAAGTGTATCCTTTTTTTATTAGATGGATATATAATACTAATGATAAATCTGAATCATATCATATACCTGGAAGACCTCCTATGATTCATCAAGTTTCTCAAATTTTTGAAACATCAGGATCATCTTCTCCAGCTTATGGTTCAGGATTGTACTTTGAAGAATTCAATACAGCTACACAAACATCAGGAGTAGGTGGAACAACATCTAATGGTGGACAGATTATTGGTAAAGGATTGATGAGTTATTGGGAATCATCAGAATTATATCCTGATAATAAACCTGATGTATGGGGTAATCTATGTGGTCAGCCTATCAGACATCATAAAATGCCTGATGCTAGTTCAGTACCAGGAGCAGGTCAACACTTTTCTTCCAATGGTACTATAAAAGTATTAGGAGTAGAGTTTAGTAATATTGCGCCACCTGTTGATAACAATAATATACCAATACCTGGAATCATAGGTTATGAAATATTAAGAGGATCTAGAGAGGGAAATAAAACAGTAATAGCTAAAGGCTTACTTAATAATATGGGAGCATATGATAGAGCAGATAATAATGGAATAGCTTATTACCAGAATTATCCTTATAATGATTTAAGGACAGATCCTTTTTTAAATGCTACTGATTTTATTACAGGGGATAATGATAATCAACCAGGTAAACCACATCTAGGAGGGCTTTTAATGCAACGTGATAAGTTTACTTTCCATTCACCTGATACACAATTTAAACATCCTTTCTTATCTGCTAAGGAAGTTAAAATATATGAAACACAAGCTGGTCCTGTAGAAGGAGTATTTGTTGAACCTTATAAACATCCTGAACATAAACTTGTTACTGATATGGCTTTTATATTAGCTGGATTAGTTGGTTTTGGTATTGCACTTAAATCTATTCAAGGTGTACCAAGAAGTACAAGAAAAACAGCTAGTGTTGATGAATCAATTTTTGTAGGACCTGCGGGAACCAATGGTGCTGGTGTAGCTATTGGTATTGCTGCAGCCATACCCCATCAAGCAGCATTAGCTATTGAAAATGCTGCTACAATTAGTGGATCTAATGCTTTACTTGCATTAACAACAGGAACAACTGGTGAAATGACACCAGGTAATATTGCAAGTTATGTTACCCAATTATTTACAGCAAATGTGCAAGGAGTAAGTCAAACAGGTTCTACTGAATTTAGTACAACAGGTGAAACAGGTATGCCCTTTCCATTAGCAATGGCTCAAGCCATACCAACCTTCTTAGCTTACTGGTCAGAAGGAACACAAGCTTTTATAGATATTATACAAGCTATGAGTAGAAAACATCAGTATGCATTAGCATATCAATCTCATGCTTTTCATAGAAATACTATTACAAATAATAGTGGATTCAGAGCTGGTATAAATAATTCAAGTTACATTAGTGACAAACTTCAAGAATTTGGAGGTATAACAGTTAATAATTTATATAGGGGTGCTTGTGTAGCTTTAACTACAAATAGTAATGTCCCAGACCCAGCTGTCCAAGATACATCAAGACAGACTTTTAAACAAGCTTTTGGTAATACTGTATTATCAAGTAACATAGATAAAAAACGTATTATAGGAAATGCAAGTTCTCATTATGTTGGATTAAAACAAAGAATAAGAAATCAATATGGTCAAATAGATGGGATAAAACAAGTACCAACAGGATCTTGTATGCAAAATCTTACAGTAGATCCATCTGATCCAAACAAATATATTTCAGATGTTATATTTGGAGGAGATATTTATATAGGTAGATATACTGAAAAGAATACTTTCTTTTATTTTTTTGATTGGCTTCTTGATCTTCCAGATGAATTTGAGTATGACTACCGTCTTAGAAAAATGATGCCTTATCCTACTTATTGGATGGATACACATGACTTTCAAGTAAGTGATTTCTTAACAGGTATATTTGATACACTATTTAATGTCGGAGGTGCTGGTATATTACCTACATCTTGGCATAATTTTGATACAACAGGTAACTTTGGATTTTCTACTTTATTACCTAGTAATCCTACAAATCCTGTAGCAGCACTTCAACTAATGAAATTTATAGTTAAAGAGGCATACATGTATTTATTTAACTCAGGAGTTAGAGATTTTTATGTAGAGTCAGAAGTTAATATAGCATATAGAGATTGGGGAGAAGAACCTACTCAAAAACATTATGATCCTTTTTCAAATACTTCTTTAGAAGACTTGTTTAGAGCTGATAGAGTTAGATCTAATAATTTTTTCAAGTATGATTACTCATTGTCTACATCTAGATATTATCAAGGATACCCTAGTTGGGGTTCTATGCAATATAGAAACTATGATCCCTTAATTGCAGAGACTTGTTATACACATTATCCAAATAGAGTTATTTATTCTTTACCTCAAAATAAAGAGTTAAGATATGATAACTGGTTAGCTTATTTAATTAATAATTACAAAGATTTTACAAGTAGAGTTACAACTATAAAACCTATTGGTAAAAATGGAGCTATGATATTATTTCAAACAGAAGCTCCATCCCTCATACCTGGAGTAGATGTTTTAGAAACAGAAAGTGGAACTAAAATAACAATAGGTGATGGTGGTTTATTTAGTCAACCATTACAAAACTTGGTTAATACTGATGATTCATATGAATATGGATCTTGTCAAGACAGACTTAGTGTAATTAATACACCTGCTGGATTATTTTGGATTTCACAAAATCAAGGTAAGATATTTAATTATACAGGAACTTTAGAAGACATATCTCAACAAAATATGAAATGGTGGTTTGATGAATTCTTACCATATAAAATTTTAGAAGACTTTCCTAATTTCCAATTAACAGATAATACTATAATAGGTGTAGGTTGTCAGTCTATTTATGATAATAGTTATGGATTAATTTATTTTACTAAGCGTGACTTTAAATTAAGATATGAGTACATAGGGCAAGTTAGTTATCTAGGAGATGATAATTTCTTAATAGGAAGAGCTGGTATAGCTAAACTAGGAGATCCTAGATATTTTGATGATGCTTCTTGGACAATATCATATGATCCTAAATCTAAATCATGGGTATCATTTCATGATTGGCATCCAAATTTTATGATGCCTTCTAAGAATAATTTCTTAACAATTGCGAATAGAGGAATTTGGAAACACAATGATAGATCAGATAGTTTCTGTAATTATTATGGTCAAAACTATCCTTTTGAAGTAGAACTAGTTACACCTACTGGCCAAACTGTTAATACACTTAAATCAATTGAATATCAGATGGAAGTATTTCAGTGGGGTCTAAATGGTATAGATAGAAATCATGTATTAGATTTTAATTTTGATAGGGTGGTAGTTTATAATACTGAACAAATATCAGGAGAACTGAGATTAAACATATCTCCTAAAAATAATGCTCCAGATATGTTAAACTACCCAAGAGTTAACCCTAGTAGTATAGACATATTATATTCTAAAGAAGAACAGAAATATAGATTTAACCAGTTCTGGGATATAACAGATGATAGAGGAGAATTTACAAATGCTAGAAGAATGATGTGGGAAACAGAACCTAATGGTTATGTAAAAAGTATTAATCCTTTATATGTAAACTACAATAAACCATTACATCAAAGAAAAAAATTCAGACACTATCAGTCTAATTTATTATTGAGAAGACAAGTATCAGGTCCTCATAATATGATGTTAAAATTAGTAAACAGTAAAAATCAGTATTCAGCAAGATAATATGGCACTAAATAAATTTATATCAACACAAGGATATAAGTCAGATAGTCCTGATAAAAACAATCCTTATAATATTATTCCTTCTGGTAGAATAACTATGAAGGATGTACCTCATCCTGTATATGGTGTAGACAATTTAGGGAATGAACAGATTATGTATCCTGGACAAGAATATATTTTTCCAGGAAATCAAGTAACTGAAATTCCAATAGGTTATCATAGAATGCCAGATGGTTCTATAATGTCAGATGAAGAGCATCAAGAAATGCAAGAAGGAGGGCAAGCTTACAATGATAGCTTATCTATACATAAATGGGGAGAATCAAACTATAAAAGATTTCAAGAAAAACCTATGATGGAAAATTGGACATCAGGAGGTTTTGGAATGCCTTATAATATATTTGAAGCATTTAACAGATTAGAAGAACTTAATAATTCTCAATATGATCCTTCAGAAACAATCCATGGTAAACTTAATTTTAAAGATGGTAGTTCTGGTGAAGCAGGTGTAAATAGATATCCTAAACCTATGGGTAATAAAAGACCATATCAAAAACCAATGACTCATATTCCTTCTAAAGAAATAACTAATGAATATCAATCTCTTAATATTAATACTACAAAAAGAGAAGGTATACCAACTCCTCCCTTACGTAGTATAATTGGATATACTCAAAAATGGGATTCAGAACAAAAGAAGTGGATTCAAGAACCTATTACTCAAATTATTCCTAAGCCTTCAGTGAATTATACATCTGGTGGAAATATTCCACCACAAAAAGACTATGAAGAGGTTGAGTTAACTGATGAGCAAATAGCAGATTTACGTGTAAAAGGGTATAGAGTAGACATATTATAAACTTCTAAAGTTTATAAAGTTAAATAAAAATTTAGTATATTATAGTATAAGATATTAGCTATGAAAAAAAAATGTAGATTATATAAACCAAGTTCAATGCAATATGGTGGTCAGTCTAATGATAAATTTACCATGACACAAGACTCACAAACGGACCCAATACCACAAGAAAGAGCTAATGAGTTTCTGCTATGGTTAAGGAAGACTACACAAGAGAAGAAGTTGACTGAAGAGTTAGAAGCAATGGATGCTTTAAACAATAATTTTGCTAAGAGAAGTAATACTATACAACAAAATGCAATTGAGGATTTTCAGATTGGTGGTTCAATCCCTGCTTTAGGAGCACAAACTAATAATTTCAATACTCATTTAGCTTATGGAGGTAATCTCACTGAAGACACTAACAAAGAAAACATAAAACCTTATGATGATCCTAGTTTTTGGCAAGGCATAAATACCTATGATGATATGATAGCAAAGTTTGATGGATGGGCTAAATTAGGAATAGTAAAAGATAAAGAATTATATGATGCAGCAACTAAATATACAGGTTTAGTATGGGAACAAAATCCAACATCAACAACAGGTACTGATTGGATCCCTGTTCAATCAACAAATAATATTAAACCTCAAAAACCTAAATTTGAAAATGAAAATCCACAATTTAGAGAAAATCCTGAAACTGGTAAATTAGAACAAAGGAGAGTTAGACCTAGTACAGGTGAGGAATATTGGGTAGCAAGTAATCCAACTATGGCTGGTCAATATTATAAAAATGCAATAAATCAAGGTAATCCTAATATAAAATTATCAGGTAGAGAAGGAGTAATGAGAGATATGCAACTTAATCCTGAAAATATTACTACAGATTATAATAAACCTATTCCTCAAATAACAGAAGCACCAGCTTCAGAAGAAGGAATTATTTCTAATTTAGCATATGGAGGTAATCTAGATTATATGCAGAAGAGAGACTCAAATCTACAATTTTTTCAGGATGCTTATAATCAAAGTAATCCAAATATTATGAAAAACTTACAATCATTTACAGGTACTATGCCTAAAGCACAAAAAGGACTTAGTTATCCAGGTAATATGCAGTTATTACCTGAAATAGATGAACTAACTAGGGAGGATGTGTTAAGAATGATGGAAGAAAATGATCCTAAAGTTATGGATCCTACGCAATATCAGAATGAATCTATTCAAGAATTTGAACCAGGAAGTACTGAAGATCCTTTCAATAAAAATAAGAGAACTAATGATAGAGGAAATTATGGCAGCACAGGAATGGATCCAAGAAATACTAACATGGCTCAAGGTATGATTGCTGGAATGAGAGTAGGAGAAGGTATTTTTAATTACAAAAATAGAGCTGAAGAAGAACAGGAACTAAGAAAAAGATTTTCCAATGTATTTGAAACCCATGGAATAGCAGGACAAGATAGAGGTGATTATATGGTTAATGTTCCAGGAATAGGAGATCCATTAAAACCTGATCAACATACAAGAATGGGATACAATACAAAAATAGCTCAAGATGGTTTAGAAGTTGATCAAGAACTTGAATTAACAGATGAACAAATTAATGAGTTAATAACACAAGGTTATAATATAGAATATTTAGACTAAAATTATTATTATGAGAAAAGTCAGAATAAAAGGTTTACCAAAAGCTGGTCATGGTGGTTCTTCATCAGGTAGTTCTAATGGCTTAAGTAAATTTACAAATAGTAAATCAGGAACAAATCCATTTTCTGAACCAAACTTTGAAGTTAATAAAACTATCAAAGCAGTAGATCCTTCTCAAGCAAATATTGAAGCAGAAGGTGGGGAACAAGCTGTTGTTCCTGGTCAAGGTGGTATCCCAGAATCTTATAAAATATCTGGACCAAGACATAGTGGTGGTGGAGTACCTTTAAACTTAGCTCCAGATTCTTTTATTTTTAGTGATCATAAGAAAGAAATGAAAATAAAAGACAAAGATATCTTAGCTGAATTTGGTATGAGTGTTCCAAAAAAAGGGAAAGTAAAAGGATATACTCCTGCTGAGATTGCTAAGAAGTATGATATTAATGAATACAAGAAAATATTACTTGATCCTAACTCAGACAAAATTGCCCGTGAGACAGCTGAGAAAATGATACAGAACTACAATATGAAACTAGGAAAACTAGCTTTAGTTCAAGAATCAATGAAAGGATTTCCACAAGATATTCCAGCAATTGCTATGCCTTATTTAGAAAGCATCAATGCAGACCCTAATCAATTTGTGCCACAAGAAGTACAACAACCTCAACAAGCTAATTTTGGAGCAGAGATTAAAAGTCAAAACAACATTATGGCTAAAAGATTTCCAGGATTAGATGTAAAGCAAAGAGGTGGTCAATTTAATGGAGCATTCTGGGATAGTATATTACAAGATGGTGGTCCAGTTGATGAAACACAATATCAAACTGCAGATGACTATGCTGCTTCTCAAATACAAATTTCTAACTATGATAATGAGCCTGCTCCAAAAGTTTTAACTCAAGATCAGATTACTCTTATATATGGAACTAAAGAAGAGAAAATAGCATTACTTGATAAATTAAAATATGATGCAGAAGCTGCAGGTTTAGATGAGAATGCTTACATCACTGAGACTGTAAAAAACATGACATGGGAAGAGATAGAACGTGCAGAAAAACATATGCAAGGATTTCCTATAAAAAGTCTTAAAAAAGAACTAGAGTGGGAAGCTAATCAATTAAAAAAACAAGCTGGTATTGAAACTAAACCTGAGCAAACAATAGGGGACAAAGTAAAAACTGTAGAAAAGCCTACATATAAAACTCCTAAAGATGCAATTATTCATGAAGAGAATGATGAATATGATGAAGCCAAAGTAAAAAAAGGAGAATATGTCAGAAGAAAAGATGGCAAATTATATCAAGCTACAGGTAAAGTTTTCTCTGATTTTGAATATAAACAACTAGATAACATTCCTGAGAAGCATAGAGATGCTTATTCAAGAAGTTATGCATTACTAGAAAAAACATTAACAGATCCTGAAAACAAAGAACTTACTGATAAGCTTTATGAAAATTATAAAGATAGAATATCTAAGGGTAAAATAGATAAAAATAGAAAAGAGAAATTAATGAATCTTCCTAAAGAAGAAGTAATTAAAAATCTTATGAAAGCTCAAGAACAGATCTATGCAATTAACACACATGCTGCAGAAGATCCTGAGTTATTAAAAAGACTTGAATCCGGAGCTATGGATTCTAAATATAAAAAAGATCCTGTAACAGGAAAGACATATGGTAAAAATGAAGCATATAGAGATATTGCTAAAAGTCTTGGTTACAGTGATGAAGATCTTTTATCAGATGATGAAATTACTATATTTCAAGGAGCTTATCAAGGATTATTAGATTTGTCAAAAGACCCTAAATACAAAGATAAAGTAGAAAACTTTAATTTAAAACCTGTTGGTATAGATGATCAAGATTGGGAAGGAGGTAAATCTATTTCACATGTAGATGGTTGGTTTGGTAATACAACAATTGGCCAAGCAGTTACTGCCAAGGAAGATAAAATGGCTTTTAAAGAAGCTGAAATAGAAGCTAAGAAAGATGCAGCAAGACAAGGTGTAAATCCTCAGTATATAGAACAAACAATGGATGCTCCATGGTGGGCTCAAGATGTAGGTAACATGGCTTTATCTGTAGCTGAAAGAGCTCAGTTAAAAAAATATTTACCTCATTCTCAACCTATTGATCTTGCAAAACCTGATGTGTTATATTTTGATCCATCAAGAGCTTTAGCAGCCAATGCAGAACAAGCTAATATAGCTGCTCAAACTATTGGTTCATTTGCTGGACCACAAGGAACATCTAGATTAACAGGAATACAAGGGCAAGCTTTTGCACAAGCTGCAAATACACTTGCTGATTATGAGAATAAAAATGTTGGTGTAGGAAATCAGTACTTACATAATGTACAACAAACCCTTAATCAAGAGTCCTTAGCAAATAATGAACGTATGCAGAGATTATATGATCAGACTACAATTGCTAATCAACAATTTGATAACTCTAAAACTGCATCCAACAGAAATATATTTGATGCTTGGAGTAATGGTATAACTAATGCAGCAGAAACACAATCTCTTAACATGCTATATCCCCAAGTCAATGTAGATCCTTCTACTGGAGGTAGAACAGGATTTACCAACGGAAGACCATTAACAGGACAAAGATCATCAGGTACTAGTGATGAAGAATATTTTGCTGAAATTTCTAGACTCAAGAAAAAATATGAAGATTTAGATGAAAAAACTATAATAGCAAGAGTTGCTCCTAAATATGGAAAAGGTGGAGGAACCTTTAATAAAAACAATAGAGAAAATCTAAAACGCTTTGTTGAAGACCAAAGAGGTTTAAAACAAAGAAAGTAAATCTCTAAACTTTAGAAGTGTAAAAAAATAAATATATTTTATGTAACTTAGCAAAATTATGGCAACCTATTTACAAGGAATCACAGACTACATACCTCAAGTTCAACCTTTTAAACCTAACTATAACTTCTATCAGAATGTTTTAGAAAGGAAACAATCTCAATATGATAGAGGTTGGGAACAAACCAATAACATATATAGTAGCATATTAAATGCTCCTATGATGAGAGGTCAGAATGTTGAACGCAGAGATGGGTTCTTTAAAAATATTGAGAATCAAATTCAACAACTTTCAGGAGTAGATCTATCACTACAACAAAATGTAGATGCAGCAACTCAAATATTTAAACCTTTCTATGAAGATGATAATATTGTTCATGATATGTCTTTTACTAAAAAGTATCAGACTCAAATGCAACATGCTGAATATTTAAGAAACTGTACAGACAAAGATAAGTGTGGAGACAAATATTGGGAAGGTGGAGTAAGATTAATGAATCATATTGCACAAGATTTTGTTAATGCATCAGATGAAGAAGCATTAAAAATAAGTGCTCCTAATTATGTTAACCATGCAAATTTCATGGAGAAAGCCTCAGCAGCTGTAAAAGAAGCTGGGTTTAAAATGGAATATGAATCTAAGGAAGGAAGATATATGGTTAAGCGTATTAATGGTCCTCAAGCAGTACAACCATTAATGGATTTCATGATGGCTAGATTTGGGGATGATCCAGAACTTACTTCTTTCTATAAAGCTAAAGCTGCTTTAATGAGTTATGAAAATCCAGAAGCTGCTATCAACACATATGAAGCTTCAATGCTAAGAAGTAAAGCTCAGAGTCAAGAAGAATATGATCAACTTATAAAAGATAAAAGTGCTGAAATAAACTTCAATAAAGCAAAAGGTATTATTAACCACACTAAAGAAAATGTAAAAGCCAGCACTGATAGGTTATTTTTACAAAAAAGTGGATTAGAAAAACTTATTGAAAATGAAGGTATAATAGAAGGATCTCCTGAAGATAAAGCATATAGAGCTATATTAGAAAGAGAAGGATCAGCAGTTGCTGCTTTAGAGAGTGTAGATAAACTTTCTAATCAAGTAAACAATATGCAATACACTGATTCAGAAGGTAATGTTATTTCTAAAGGTGCAATAGATGGAGTTGTAGCAAATGCTATGATGATGAGGGACATGAGTTTATCTGCTCAAACAATTGCATATAAAGATTATAGTGTTACAAAAAAAGCTGATCAGTATGCTTTGGCGGATTATAGAAATCAGCTTGCCTTAAAAACTGCAGCAATAAAACATAATTATGCTTTAGAGACAACTAATGTAAAAAGTATACTTAAAGAAGGACAAGATTATAGAAAATTCTTAATTGATAGAGGCTATATAAATCCTTTTACAGGAGAACCTAAATATATAGATCCAGTAACACAAACAATGCCTATTCTACCTGGTGGAGGTATGGCTACTGGAGATCCTGCAGATATTGCTGCTGCATTAAAACAAAGAATAGCCAGTGGTGCTTCATTGGCACCAAGTTCTGCAGATAATGCTTATTTGTATTCTAATGCTGGATTTACATACAAACCTTCTAAAAATAATCCTAAAAAAGCAAGATTAGTTGAAGCAATGAATGGAGCAGATGTATATTTAGATACTGGTTTACAAACAGCTATAAAAAACTTTCCTGAAGCTTTAAAACCAGGAATACCTAAACCTTCTTTTACAGGTAAACTTGAAGATGGTGTATTAAAATTGGATCATGAAAATGTAACACCAGATACTAGAATACAAGAAATTATATCTAAAGGAGAAAATGGAGATGTTGATGGAGCTTTATTAAATTTTAAATTTAGTGAATTTATACAACCTGCTAAAAATATAGTTTCAACATGGACTGAACAAGCTGCTAGTAATCAAGGATTTATAGTAGGAAGTCAACTTAATAGTTTGCTTAATATAGCATCATCACAAAATGATCAATATAATGCTTTTGCATTGGATGGTATGATTGGTATAGGGAATATGATTAAAGAAAATATAAATAATCCAGCCATTAAAGAAGCTCTTATAAAGAGTGGAAGTTATGATCTTCTAAAAGATTTTCCTAATAGTACTAATACTAAAAATTTAGATCCAGATTTTTTTAGAAAAATAGCTGATAAAAGTTTATCAGAAGATATAATGTTAGCTGCAGGTAAGAGAGATTTGTTTAAAAAATTTACAAATGATCAAGGTCAACATTTTGTAAAACAATATAATAGTGAAGATTTAGTTGACATTAATAAATTAGGTCTTGTTTCAAAAGAAGAAGCTGATATATTAAATTTTAGAAACAGTCATGCACCTATGAAGCCTTTAAGTGAAGAAGAAAGAAAAGCATTAAAAGACTATGATTACTATACATCACAACCAAAAATTGATAATGATTTTAGAAGTATTGGATTAAATACACCAATACCTGCTTTAAGAGACTTTAGTAATAAACACCTTACACAAATGGCTTTAACAGAAAATATGTATAAAGCTGCAACAAATAGTAAAAGAAATTATAATAACCAAATGATTGATGCTTCTCAAACCATGGCTAAAAGTTTTGAGAATGAAAATACAGATTTTGCTAGTAAAATGTTAGCAGAAAGCATGGTTAAAATTGGTAAGGATGGATGGGCTGAATTAACACCTTTAGGAGTTGTATATAGTAAAGCTGCAGAAAAAGCACCATTACCAGGAGGAAATAGTTTATGGCAATTAACAAAAGATATAGGAATATTTAATCCATTTGATGGTATTTATACATCAACAGTTCCTGAACTTGAAAAAGAATATATGGGTGGTGTACCAGGTTTTACAAATGAAGCTATTAAAAATATGTTATGGTCTTCTGAATTACCAATTGATAAAGCACCTCCTAGAAATCTAAATAGAGAAGCTCTATGGAATAATGTAGACTTAAGTAAACTGAAAGGAGAAGTAGGTGGTCTTTTAAAAGATTTTGGAGTAGATAAAAGGTCACTTATGGAAAGTGATTTTGCTACATTTACTGCATTATTAAAACATCCTACAACACAGGTAATTAGAAATAAAGATAACACCATTAACATTAAAAGTCCTTATATATCTGGAGATATTAATCAGACTTATTCACTTGATGAAATAGAAATGCATAAAGGATTTGAAAACATGTTTGATAGAATAGAAGAAAAGAGTGGGAAGATGAGAGCTGAATTTTTAAATATGGCACAAAATACTAAAGGAAAAAAAATGAGTGAAACTCTTATGTTTCCACAAATATCAGGAAAATCTTCAGGAAACTTCAATTATAGTGTGCCTGTTATGAAAGACATTAATGTACAAGCAGGAAATCGTACACAAGAACATGCATTAGTATCTGAAACTTTAAATGAAATATCTACAATATATAATCAAGATTTAAGTCAATATGGTGTTAAACAAGGGGATAAGAATACTTTAGATTTGATTTTAAGTGAATTAAATGATGATACAAAAAAATACTCAACTGATAATCTTATGTTAAATATTGATGTAGAACCTGTTATGGGAAATATGGAATTATCTAAAGTTACAGTTAAAATGCATCCTAGCACTAAACATAAATATTTAAAGCAAAAAGGATTATTAGTTTATGATTCTAAAGCTAAAGAATTAGATGAAAGATGGGTCTCTCTTATTGAAGACAATGCTACTTATTATATATCTAATGGTAAAGCTAAACTTATTAAAAATACACAACCAGATCCTTATCATACATTAGTTGGTCTAGCAGATGGAGAAGGTTATACAGATGATATATTTTGGGATGAGTTTGGAGGCAAAGTTGAATATAAAAGAGTAGGTGATAAGGTACAAATTATTCCTATATATAAAGTTAAAGATCCAGTAACTGGGAAATTAAGAGAACTTAGAATAATGGGACCAAGTGGTCCTATGGAACAACCACTTGCAGGGGTTAATTGGAAACAAATATTTGAAATGCAATATCAGAATATTTATGAATTACCCTTTAGAAATTTAGAATCTGATGTTAATCTTAACAGGATTACAAACTTAGAACATTATAAAAAATAAGTTATGCCAGAGAATATTATGCCTGAAACACCACAATTACCTGACACTACAGTAGATCCTGTAGTATCTAGTACACCTAATATTAGTGATATTAAGAATGAACTGTATAGTAATTTACAGACAGACATGGCTAAAGCTAGAGATCCTTATATGGCTGCTAAAGGAGAAGGTCATAACTTAGCTCCTACAAAAGATAATGGTTTAAATTTTCAAAGATACTATGGTAAAAAAGAATATACTAAGTTAGGATTTAATCCATATATAGATAATGAAAATTACTATCAACAAAACACTTCTGCTTGGGATGATACAATTAACTCTTGGACACAAGCTGGTAATCTATTTAATTTAGGATTCAGTACAATATGGGGTGGTAAATCAGACAGAGAAGAAGCAAGAGATTATGAGAGATATGCTAATATAGGCACTAGCCAAAGAGGTGGTGTATCTGGATTTATGAACAATGCTATGTTAAATTCTGGATATACAATAGGTCTATTATCAGAGATAGCAGCTGAAGAATTAGCATTAGGAGCAGTGGAATTTTTTTCAGGAGGTGGTACTACACCACTAGTAGCAGCAAGAACTGCTGCTAATGTTAGCAGACTAGGTAAACTAGGACAAATAGGTAGTAAGATAACATCTACTGTTGATAGAATAAAAGATCTAAAAAATATAGGTAAAGCTAAAACTTTCTTTGAGGGAGCTAAATCAGTAGGACAAGCAATAAATCCATTAAGAGGGACCACAGAATATTTATCAACGGTTGGTAGACAATATACTAGATCTAAGGATACTGGAAAAATTGTTGCTTTATCTGATATGGCTAAATGGCAAAAAGGTTTTGGTACTTTTTACAGAGACTTACGTGAGATAAATTTAGCTATGGATGAAGCTCATCTAGAATCAGGTTTTGTTAGTAATGGAATTAAAGATGAATTAATCAATAAAGTTATTCAGGATACAGGTGAACATCCAACTGCTGAAGCAATGGATGAGATTAATAAAGAAGCAAAATTAGCTTCTGATAATACCTTTGCAACCAACTCTTTACTAATATATAGTACTAACAGGTTATCATTTGGAAATGTATTTAATAAGTACATGCCAAGAGCTTTACAAAAAGCTTCAAGTAATATGGCTGGTGGTAGAGTAATTAAAAATAGAGCTACTAAGAAATTAGATTTTGTTGAACATGGTGGGCTACTAGGTTATAAAACATTTCTTAATGAAGCTAAATATGCTGCTTCTAATCTTAAGACTATGCCATTACAAACAGCTAAGTTTTTAGGAAAGTATACAAGAGCAAACTTTGGTGAGGGTGCTCAAGAATATTTTCAAGAAGTTATTCAGGATGCAGAAACTAATATGGCACATGATAGATATACTGGAGCACTTTCAGGAGGAGCTTGGTATAATGCTTTATCTAGTGACCAATATATGAAAGCATATAAGGAAAGCATGGACCATTTTATAAGTTCTGAAGGTGCTGAAATATTTGCATCTGGATTTGTAATGGGAGGATTTGCTGGACCAATAGCATATGCTCAACAAAATGCTGTTAAACACTTAACAAAATCCGGACAATATGTAGTGGACAAAGATGGTTATCAAGCTGATAAGTCTGAAGAAGAGCAAGCTAAGACTGATCTTGAAAAAAATATTACTAAGTTCAATGATATGACAGATGCAAGAAAGAATTTCTTGTATGATTATATTGAACAATTAAGAACACAAGGTTCTCTTAAAAAAGAGATGGATCTAAAAGAAGATAATCAGAAAGATATAATAGATCTTAAAGATATAGCTTTAGTTCAACAGCTTATGTTTGCTGATAATATGGGAGCTTATGATTTAATTCTTGACAAAATTAAAGACATGAGTAATTTATCAGAAGATGAATTAAGAGAAGCTTTTGGAGAACAAATAGATGAAGACAGTAATTTCATAAGTAACTTTAAAGACAGTTATGAAAAGATAATTAAAAGAGCAGAAAAAGTAAAAGAGATGATGGATAACTATGATAAGTTATTTCCTGAACCTCCTTTATATGGTGCTGAAAATAGTGATTTTGAAGATCTTATTGAAGAACAAGATATAAGAAAAGCTAGATATTATACTAAATTATTAGCAATAACTAATCAACAAAGTTTGGTTAGAACTATGGAAAGAATGAGTTCTATCATGAATGGTGTTTATGAAAAAGCTCCTTTTTGGAATAAAGATAAAACTCCACCTGCTGGAGAAATAACTAAAATATTTAACTATACAGAACTATCACAAGAAGTAAGACTTCTAAAGGATGAAATCAAAAGCTTAAAAGGATTTACAAGTTTAAGCCCTGATCAAAGGAAAGATCTTGCATATAAAGAAAAAATTTATGCAACACTTGAAAAGTTTACAGGTAAAGATGGTGTTCTTAAAGGATTTGTAAATGGTTTAAAAAATCAACAACTTGTAAATATATTAAGAAAACAAGCTGAAAAACTAAGAACTCTTGAAACAGGTAAATCTGTAACTTATAAAAGAGGAGGTAAATCATGGGAAGGAATTATTGAAGGTGAGACAATAGACAAAAAAGGAAGACCTCAGTGGATGATTGTTAAATCTGATGGATCTAAAGTTAGAATTTTAAAAGATTCTGATGTACTGCAAGATCCTGGTATAGATGTGCCTGATATTGAAGATACTTATACTGAACCTTTAAAGCAATTATTTAGAGAATACTTGACAATAATAGGTAATAGATACAATAATAAAATAGATGAAACTAATTTTGATTCTGCATTCCAAGATTTTAAAGATTTTTATACTTTAAATGAAGATGAAAAAAATTTAAGTGAAACTGTTTCATTTTTAATGAATCCGGAAGCTCACTATATGTTTGTTGAAAGATATAACCAGATGGTTAAGAGTAAACGCACCAACATGGCTAGTGAAGTAGAAGCTCAACTAAAAATGTATCAAGACTCTAAAGAAGAGAATGATCTTATCCAAATGCTTGCTAAAGAATATAATATTTATATTGAAGCAGATGATTTAGAAGCTCTATTTAAAGACAATATTATACCAGACATTTTTCATAATATTGACACAGATGTTAAAATTAGACCAACTAGTGATACTTATAAAGAAATTAATACTGCTATAAAAAATTGGTTAGCAGAAACAAAAAGAGTTGAGCCTGAAATAATAACTGAGGAAGTAGTTAAGAAAACAACTGAAGAAGTAAGTGAGTTTAAAGAAATAACAATGGATACACCTATTGATGAATATCCTGCTGAATTATCTTTATTAATGGAAGAAGCTATGAGTGCTTATAACAATGCTATAGATGAAAGAGAAAACTTATCTGATATGGCTAAAGAAAATGCTAAAGCAAAAACATTAGAAGAGTTTATTAACAATCCTGGTGCTAAACCAAGAATAAGAAAAGTACTTGAAAAATGGAATGGTGAATCCCTAGTTAAACCAGTACAATCAAATGAAAAAGAAGTAATTAATAAAACAATTATAACACCAGACGTAAAAGAAAATGCAGAAGAAAAAATTCAAGAAGTAATAATACCAGAAGGAGAAGTTCTTGATACAAATCTTGTTGACCCTAATGCTATTGATGAAAGAGAAATAGCACCAACTGTTGATATATTATTTCCAGATGAAATAAAACAATTACTTCTTAATAAAGAAATTAGATTTTTAATGCTTGGTGAAACAGATGGACAAACCCAACAGATTGTAAAAGCTTTACAAAAAAGTAAAAAACTTAGATCTAATCAAGGTATTAAAGATATAAAAATGAATACCCAAATTGCTATACCTATTACTGTCAAGGGAAAGATTACAGAACTTGTATTTTCATATTCAGGTTTTGTAGACATTCATGAAGCTGGTGGACAACACCAAATGATTATAGATATGAAGTTACAACCTAAGAAAACAAATGCTTTTCCACATGCTGTTAAAATAGGAAAAGATACATATTATGCATCAAGTATAAATCATAAAGCATGGATAGAAGGTTCAGGTAAACTTCATAAATTTTCACTTAGACTTATTCAAGGCTCTGAACAAGTTGTAAATCAAGAAGATATAGATACAAAATGGACAAGTAGTATTCAAAAAAGATTTAGTGAATCAACAAACTTAGAAGATACCTTAATTGAATTACAGTCAGAAAATACTAAAAGAGAGATTGAAGGTAAAGCTTTTCTAGATACTGAAGATTTACATTTAATTTATGAAGATTTTGTTAAAAAGTTTCAAGGAGAACTAACTCCATCAAAACTAAACTTACAAGATGAGTATAATGTTAAGGGAAAATTACGTAAATTTGGCACTGCAAAAGTAAGTAAGAAGTATCCTAATGGTGTGGACTTTATATCTACAGGTAAGAAAACATTAGGTCAAGTTCAATTTATTAAAACTTCTGAAATACCAAGTGTTATACAAAATAAATTAACAACAGATATGGATGAAAAAATATCAGAACAAGGTTTAGAAGAAGTAACTGAAACAGATAAGGAACTATTAAAGGACAGTACAGAGAATAGAGAAGCTCTTAGTAAAGATAAAATGGATGAGTTAGCAGATAAATCAGTTTCAATGACAGCTTCAGAAAGAATTCAATACTTAAAAGACAATAGAAAAAAACGCTGTAACCAATGAATTGTATATTAGATGGTTCTGATTATGAAGAGTTATTCATAATTGCTCATGGAGCATTAACAGATAGTAAAAATAATAATAAACCTTTTGATCTTAATCAAGAGATAAAAGATTTATATGAAGCTTTTAAAGATGACCAAGCTTATGCTATTGGATTAGTTCAAGCATATCCTTCTCAACTTGTTATGGCATTAACTCATACAAGAGAACTATCTAAATATCATAGGTCTAAGGGGTTAACATTAGATTTACTAGAAGATCTTACAGATACTTTTGAAGATATAAATGCTGTATCTAAATACTTAAGTCCTGATCAAGCAGATAAAGAATCTATAGATGCCATTGATGACAGTATTAAAGACCAAGCTGAAAAACCAACTATATTACCTAAATTAACTCCTGATCAAATTGACAAGCAAACAGCTATACTAACAAATCTAGTTAAAGAATTTATCTTTAAAGGAGTATCTGGTATGGCTACTACAGGTCAACAAGCATTATTAGATCCTTCTGGTAAATGGACACAAGAGAAAAATCCTGAATTAGATTTCTATTATAAGTTTTTTAAAGTATTTAATGAAGAATTTTTAGGTGTGCAAGATCCTGAGAAAGTAACTATCAATGGACACACTGGCTTCAAATTGAAAATATTAAGTAAAACACAAATAGATATTGAGGTTGCTAAACCCTACGATCAGAGGCTTGTAAAAGGAGAAGAAGCATATCCTGCTGTAAGAGGTCAGGCTATTTATCATGGTGGAATAGCAGTTGCTGTAACAGACAATAATGGTGATGTATTATATTTTGATGAACATTATAATGTAGTAGGTAAAAATAAAGGTGGTAAACCTATATATTATAATGTGAGGTTTATTAAAAAAGAAGGAGACACTTATACAACAGATAGTGATATACAATCAGTTCAAGAAATGGCTAATAACTTAGGAATATCTCCTGAAGTTGCTCACTCATTACGTCAAGCTGAATTCAAAGCTTTATATGACTTAAGAAATTACATCAATGAAAAGAGAAAAGAAAATAGTGTATTACTAAATATAACAGGTGTTAGTCAAGGTGTTCTTAATATAAGAAAAAATTTACCAACAGATATTGATACTTCAATCAATTCAATTAATTGGGATAAATCTGATATTGATCTCAATATTAAAATTGCAAAAAGAGATGCCCCTGAAGCAGGTGAAAGAAAAGGTGGTTTATATATAAGTATTCCTGGTCATAGATCTATACCAATACAAGCAAACAATTTGTCTCAAGAAGATATAGACAAGGTTCTTGATTTAATTTTGGATCCTAGTATTACTGATGAAAATGGACTACCTATTACAGCAGATGTTAAAGTAAAACTTATTGAGTATATTATACTTACTGAAGATGGTTCTTTACAAGTAATGGATAGAAAAGGTAAATTCATTGCTTTATTTCAGGGTAAACAAATTACTCCAGAAATGAGACAAGAAATTAAAGACTTTCTAAATATAAAATATATTAATCCCAATACAGGACAACCAACTCAATATAATCATACAAGAGGTCAATATACATTTAAAGAGCCTACTGCAGGTAATATATTTGAAGAATTTACTATAAATGATGGTAAACTCATTAGAACGCCTATTGATTTAGAACAACATGTTGCTAATCATAGTAGTATGAAAATAATACCTAATACATTAGGTAAAGATAAAGTAATTACTTTTCTAAATGGTTACTTTACTTTTAATATAGATTCTCAAGATTCTAATAAAATAGAAAAACTCACCACTTCAAAAAAAGATACAAAAGAATCTACTACTGTAAAACTATATAGAGAAATTCCTGTATTAGATGTTAATGATATTATTACTCAAGAAGGAACAAAAGGAGCAGCCGTTTATAATAAAAAAGATAAAATAATTAAAGTTAATAGAAAACTACTTAAGGAAAAATATGCTCAGAAAGCATGGACTAATCCTAGAGAACTTACTGAAACATTAGATGGAAGAAATGTAAAATCTTTTGCTCAACCTTTACATGAAGATCAATTTCCAACATATGAACAGTTTGAACAATTTGTTATAGAGCATGAATATCAACATAGTCAATTAAGTAGAGCTCAGTTTCAAAAATCCAATCCTAATTCTACAAAAGGACAATATGAAACAGAAATAAATGATAGAGCATTATTTACTTTATCATTACATGATAATATTCCATTATTTTTTTCAGGTAAAAATGATCTAGGGAACATTAATTCTAGTGAAGAAAACAATGAACCTCAAGAGAAAGTAAAAATATTTAAAAAGAATAATGTAGAAATTAAAGATGATGATGGTCTAACTATGAACCGTATCATTCCGATGAAATCTCAACCAGAGCAAATAGCAGCAGCAAAAGAATGGTTTGATGCTTCTCCTCTTTCAAAACATATTAAATATAAAGAATTATTTAATGTTGTTAACTCTAATGCCTGGGCAGAGTTTATTAATGGAGGTATTAAATTATATGCTGGATCAGATTATACAGTATTGTATCATGAAGCTTTCCATGCCTTTACACAACACTTCCTGTCTAAAGAACAAAAAGTAAAATTATATAAAGAAACAGCTATATTAGCTCAGGGTAAAAAAGCAATTAAAGATTATGCTAAATCTAAGAATGTATCAATAGATAAACTATCAGATTATCAAAAGTATTTAGCTATTGAAGAACTCTTAGCTGAAGGTTTTAGAGAATATGTTTTATCTGATGGTAAAGTATTAGGACAAAATCCTGTAAGTAATAGTATCTTTAGAAATATATTAGATTTCTTAAAAGAACTTTTTGGAATTAAATTATCTCAATCACAAATAATTACAGATAAGGTTCTTCTTAATATAGAAGATTTATATGCACAGTTACATATAGGTAATATTAATAATTATAGACCATCTGTTAAAAATGCATATTTTGGACAAGGTTTATATTCAACACCATCTGCAGTAGCAGGAGAAACTACAAATATAAATGATCAAGATGCTTTATTATTATTACAAAGTATTGATGGAATTATATCTGAATATCAAGATGAAAGAAATTTACAACTTCAAATTAATTCACCAGGAGATACAAGATATACTAGTGCTATTTTTACTAATCCAGAAAAATATTTAAAAGAAGTATATAATATTGCACGTAACAAGTTCATAGATAAGTATGAAGAATTTAATATAAAAATAGAAAAAGCAAATGAAGAAGAGAAACCTATTCTTATTGAAAGAAGAAACCTTTTAGAAGATGCTCTTACAAACTTTGGAGACCCAAATAACCCAATCAAAGGAGGAGGTCTTCTTGCATTTCATATAAAGAAAAGTCCTTATATGAGTACATATACAAAGGATTTAGATAGAGAAGCTTTTGAAAAAACTGAAGAAGATATTACAGCAACTAGATATGATATCAAAGGTAATGAATTATCTAAAATAGATCTGGCTTCTAATAGGGTATCTTACTTAATTAAAAGTATAAAAAAATATGATACAGATGGCAATCAAGTTAAAAATGAATTAGATTTTCCAGTATTAATGGAATTGAATGAAACATTTGGAAAGATAGCAAGTATCATTGGAGATAATAATAATAGTCCTGCAGAAATAAGAACAGTTTTATTAAAAGCAGTTTCTGAAAATCCTTGGGTTGATGCATTAGTAAGAAAGTTAGGTCCAACATTAAGTCCTCATCATTCAGTAAATGATTTATGGACAGGATTCTGGGCAGCTTTCTATATGTCAAATCAGAAACTCCACCAAACAATGATTAACGAGATATCAGATCCTAAAACAAGATCAAAGTCTTATGAAGTTTTAACAGGATATGCTTCTGCAGTATTTAGACAAGCAGAGAGAGATTTTAGAAGTCACTTTAAAATTAGTGATCACCCAAATCCTTTTATTATTGATAATGGTGTATTTGGTAATAAACTTGATAGTAAATCCATACTTGATAAGTATAAAGGTAAACTATATAAAAGAGAATTTGAATTTTTAAAAGATATAGGTATTCCTTTAACAGATACAAAAGACACTAGAGAAGGTCTTAAAAATATTAACTTAGAATATTTGTTAGATAAAATTGAAATGTTACATATAAAAAATGTACCAATAACAGATATTATTCAATCTTTAAGAGATCCTTATATATTTAAAACAGCTACTGGAGAAATACATATAAAAAGTGAATCTAGTAATATTAATAAAATCTTAGGTTTAGAAGTTAAACATTCAGGAAACTATTCTAATGCATCTGTACTTACAGCAATTGGAAATGTGGCATATGAAACAAGTATGATGTCAACTATTGCTGTTCAAATAAAAGCAATAAATGAATCAGAAACTTTTCAAGATCTAATAAATATTCCATATATGTCTTACTTAGATTATAAAAATAATCCATCTGTAAGAGCTTCAGTAAGACTTAGATCATTATATGAGTTTGACCCAAATACTCAAACTTTTGGTAAAAGGAGAAAAGATGTAATATTTACTTTAGATAATTTAGATGGTACACAAAATATAATAGATAACTCATATACTGATAAAGATTATAGTAGTACAACTTCTAAATCTGACAAGTATACAAGGTTAATGCAAGATATTTATTCATTGTTTCTAGAAGGTAAACCTTCAGGTATTACTCCAGGAGACAAAAGTACTATTTTAAGTGCTAATATTAATACAATATATACTGAAGGTAATGATAAACATTTATATGTAGACCTTGGTGACTTTGGTAAAAAAGGAGGACAAGTTAATCTAGGTATTGAAAGAGCTTATAATATCTTATTACCATATTTAGAAGGTGAACTTCAAAGAATTATTGATGTACAAAAACATCAAGAAGAAAGTTTCCTACCTAATATAGAAGGATATACTAGTCCTGATAAAAATAAAAATATTTCAGGATTAGACTTCTCAGCTTTTAAAGGAGTATTTAAAAAAGAAACTAAAGATAAATTATTAGAATTATATAAGGCAACAACAAACTTAAAAAATATACCTTCAACATTACGTACAGAAATGCTTAAGGATATGCAAGAATATTTCAATTTTACTACTGCACAAACCAAAACTACATTAGATAGAATGTTATTTATTGATAAAAACTTAGCAGGACTAGTAGAGAAAGGGCTTGGTGAAGTTGTAAATTCTATTGAAGTAAGTAATATAATACTTAAGGCTTATACTGTTAACAAATTCATACATAATCTAGATGATGTTACATTATTTTATGGAGATCTTGCACAATATAAAGATCTTGATAAAAGAGGTTCAGCTTTAAATTCTACAGGTAGAATGTTTAGAACAGATGATGATGCGTTATCTTATGTTAATGATGTATTAAAAAGACCTTATGCTACAAAGAATAAAGTAAATAAGTATAAAAAATTTGATGGAACTCTTGAAACAGCAATATTAGCTGAGGATATAGAAAGATCAGTATTCTATGAAGAATATGAAGAAACTTTAAAAGATGCTAATGTATCAGATGAAGAGATAAAACGTATTCTAAAACCATATGAAAAAATGGAAACAGGAGATGCTCAAGGTTATATTACTTTTGATTCATACAGAATTCTTTCTAAACTAAGTAATAGATGGAGTGATCAGCAAGAAGCTTTATATCAACAAGAAATTAATGACCCAAATTCTGTTAGTAAAAAAAATATGTTGGAATATTTTCCTGTTAGAAAATATCAATACTTTGGACCACTTGCAGTTCAAGGCATACACACTACAGCTTTTCATAAATTCTCTTTACTTCCACTTATACCTAGTGTTATAAAAGGTAGAAAGTTAGAAGAACTTCATAATAATATGATGAATAATGGAATTGATTATGCAACTTTTAAAACAGGTTCTAAAGTAGGAACTGTTGTTGCACCAGGAACAATAGGAGGAGATAAGTTATATAATACAGATAAAACTATTGCACCAACGAAATATACAAAAAATACAATATATTTAAACTATCTTAAAGATCAACTAGATATTAATTCAGAATATAAAGAAAAAGTAATTTTCTCTACTCAGTTAAGAGCTTTAATTGAGGAAGGTTTAATTGAAGGTGGAGTACCTGTTGATTTTAAACCAGAACTATCTCTAGATGAAAGAGTTGAGCTTTGGGAAAAATCACCAGAAGAAACAGATTTATATAAAGTATATAAAAAGCATGAAGATAATATTAATAAACTTATTAAATTTAGAAAAGCAGAATTAAGAAAGGAGTTAGGTTCAACAGAAGAAGAACTAACTAGTGGAAAAGGAAATATGGCTAAATTAGTAAGATTTATACAAAAGGAATTAGATCGTCAAGATCTTGCAGATCATGAAATAGATTTTATTAAAGAAAAAGATGGCAAATTAGTAAGGGATTTATCAATCTCTCCAATTGCTTCTAAAATTGAAAAAGCTCTCAATGCTATAGTTAACAATAGATTAGTAAGACAAAAAGTTAATGGTGAATCTTTAGTTCAAGTAACTAACTCAATGTGGGAACCAACTAGTAGTTCAGCTGAAGAAAAATTAAGCTGGGGAACTAAGGATCTCAAGACTTATAGAAGAGATAAATCTAAACAAACTCTTAATTCTTCTCAAATATACTCTCAACTAGGAACTAAAACTCAATTTGAGAATGTAGTTATTGATGAAGTAAATGGTAGAAAACCTGCTATTAAGGGTAATTTAACATTAACTAAAAAGAATTTATTTACTGTAAAACCAGTTCAATCAGCTGATAAAAAAGCTATTATAAAAGCAAGTGTTGCTACACAATATATAGGATTTGGAAAAGGTATTGATAATAGTTCTACAGAATTATATAGACAACAAGCGGAGCAATATGCTAATACAGGAAATTACTCATCTAATGATGTGATATTTGTATCTATTGGTGGTAAAAGAGGAGATGAACAAGTTAGAAAAAAACAACAAGATAAGACCATTAAGGAAGCATTAAAAGCTATTGAAGCAGGAGCTACTTTAATTACAGATAATAAAAATTATGTAGAGTCTTCTAATTATAATGAAGGAGAAAAGAGACTTGCAAAAAATCTTGAGTCTAAAGGTTATAATTATTCAGAAAAAACTATTAATAATCAGATATTAGGTGTTTGGAGTAAAAACCAATCTTCCAAACCAATAGTAGCATACAGAACAAGAGGTAATAACTTCTTAGAAGCACTTGAAAAAGATAATGCTATTGGTAATCCTTGGAGTCATGCAGGGTATAGTTTATATAAAACTAATACAGTAAAAGAAGCAGTAGAAGAATTTATAGCTTGGATGACAGGTGAAAAACATACTGATAAATTACAAGACTATAGGCAAGCTATTATTGATAAAATACCTGAAATGAAAGATAAACCTATTCTTTATTATAAAGATTTAAGAGAACCTTCTCATGCTACTGCTTTAGATTATTTGATTAATAAATATGATTGGAATATTCAACCATCTACTAGTAAAACATTAGGTATGGATGTTAAAGTTGCACTGCAAGGTAACTTTAAAAACCTTATTCATCTTGTTCATAAAGATGGTAAAAAAGTAGCTATATACAACAAAAGAAAAAAAGAAGATGCTCAAGGTAATATTATATTTACTAGGGAATTAGATTCAGATGCCACTTTAGAAAGACTTAATGAAACAATTAAAGATCCTGAATGGAGATCTAATCAAGATAATCTAGACATGATTACTATGGTAGGTGTTAGAATACCAGTACAAGCTCATAACTCAATGGAGTTTATGACAGTATATGAATTCTTACCAGAAAGAGCAGGTAATATAATAGTTCCTCCTGCTGAAATTGTAGCTAAATCTGGATCTGATTTTGATATTGATAAGCTAACTATAATGATGCCTAGTATTAGCATAATTGGAGGCATTCCTGAAATTATAAAAGAACAGACTGGGGATCCAGTAAATAAACTTAAAAGAACAGATCAAATAACTGAAGAACTTAAAGAATTAAGAATTAAAAAGTCTTCAATACAAGAAGAAGTTACAGCTAAATTTAAGGAGGTATCTCCTAAAGATTTAACTGAAGATGATAAAGCAGAAATAAGAATTGCTCATAAATATTTTGATGAAGAAATTGGAGAACTAAAAAAAGAACTTAAAACTTATGAAAATAATGTAACATTATTAACTAACATGACTAACCTAAATGAGGAACAACAAGAACTATTAGGTAGATCATGGGTAGGTATTGATGAAGTAAATAAGTATATTGATATCATGGAAACTGAGCGTAGAAACACAGTAAATGATATTAGACAAGAAATGCGTCAAGAGAAAATTGATACCATAGATACTAGTAAACTTAAAGCTATATCTTCAGCAATAAATAAACTTGAGAAAGAAAAGAATTCCTTAAGTGGAAAAGCTCTTGAGAATAATTTAATGTTTACTATAAGAGATATATTACAGTTACCAATTAACTATATTAATTTATTCACTCCTAATGATACATCACTTGTAAGACCTTTAGCAGAACAATTATCTAAAAACAGAGATTATAATGAACTAGATGGAGTCTTTGGTAAAACAAAAACTAGAGATGCAACTAAATATTTAGAACCAGCATATAACATTTCTGTACATGATAGAAATGCTGTAGGTAAAGATACATTAGGTTTAGGAGCAGTTGATAATAAATATAATCCTATATTCAATCGTATAGGTATGTACATGAATCCATATTACTTAAAAGGTATTAAGAAAAGACTAAGAAGAGCTATTATATTAATGGAACATAATACTAGACAAACAGAAGATGGACAAAGAGGTATATCATTATCACACTTATATGATTTTAATAATGAAAATAGGATAGCTAATGTCATTAGTCAATTGATGAATGGTTGGGTTGATGTAGCAAAAGATGCTTGGATATTTGACATTCAAGGTAATAAACAAGTATCTCCAATATTATTATTTTTAATTCAAGCTGGAGTGCCTTTCCGTACAGCTGTTTATTTTGTTTCTAATCCTCTTATTAAAGAATATGTTAAAGAGCAAATTATAGCTACAAGTCCGTTTGCAAAACCTAATAGAGAAAATCCTAAATCAATATCTTTTTATAGAAATAAAGCTAAAATAAAAATATTTGATAGTATTAGGCTAGGTGGAGTAACCAGATTAAATGAACAAAACATAAGAATTATTGATGATAATAAACTTTATAAAACAACTCTTAATTTTACTAAGAATATAGAGTTTACTAAAGATAGTAATTATAATATTTCACAAGTAAGTTTATATGAGGCACAACATTCAAAACAAGCTATAGCTGGATTTTTACATTATTTAGAATTAGAAGACCTTTCAAAAGGTGTAAGTAAATTAAAACTGACTCTTAACTATGACACAAGTAAATCTAATAGTTTATTTGATGCTCAAATGATAGAGGCTAATTTAATAGAATTACAAACTCAAACAATGTTTCATCCTAAATTTATTAAAGCTATATTAGATGAATCACCTATAGGTAGTTTTAGAATTGCTCCTTTTCAATTAGAATTATTTGGACCTTTATTTGAAATAAGAAACAACACAACACTTAATAACTTTTTAATTAATAAGTTATCAGAAATGAAGAATATTAAAAAGATGGAAAATGTTTTTGGTACTACAGAAAGATATATTGAGGAATATCAAAATGATGTTGTTGTAAAGATCTTTACAGATAATCTTAAAAAATATAGAATTAGTGACACAACATATAAAGGTCATGAAGTTATAGGAACTAAAGATGAAAAACAGATATTTCCAAGAGGTGCTTTTTATTCAATTGAAAATAATAAAATATATATAGATAAGCAAACTCTTGATATGCAATATGAGCATGATTTGTATTCTAACAATTATAAGACTGGTACTACTATTCTTAATATTGCTTTACGTGATATAACATATGGTAAACTTGATTTGGCTAAAGTACCTATTGAAGCATTTAAAACAAGTGAAAATTCTAGAGAAGAATACTATCATTTTGTTATTGAAAGAGAATACCAAAGAGCTCTTAATCCATTTGCTGAATTAAGTAAAACTCATTATTTTAAGTATAAATTTAATAAAAATATAGAAAAATATAAAGGACTAATTAATTTAACAGGAGAAGAATTAACAAATGAATTACTTAAAAGAACCTACGAAGAGATCCTAAGAGACACTGCATTAGATAATATTATGAACTTCTGGAAGATATTTAAAAGTAAAAATACTTTTGCAGATCAACTTTATGAGTTAAAAGAAATGCATCCTAATCTTATGAAATATAATATTGTAAAAGATTTGGTTATATCTGAAGCTACTAATAAAACAAAAACTTTAGAGGGAGAAGAAAAAGAATATATTATTTTTAAAAATATTGTATTAAGAGATAATAGAGTAACTGAAGATTTGTTTAACATTTACTATAATAATATGCTTAAGCTCTCTGATGCAAGTACTATTAGTATTTCCATTAGTAAAGATAATACTGAACAAGATTACATAGAAAATAAACGTGTATCTAAATTTTTCTCTAAATTACCTTTAGTGGCTTTCTTACAATCTGGATTAAATACTAAAGATAGTCTCTCCATTATGAGAGCTATGCCTACTGATGACATTGTTGCTATAGTTCAAGAAGAAGCTAAGTCATTTAAAATAACTGAAGATTTTTTAACTAATTTCATGTATAAATTTAATTTCCAAAATAGAATTCAAAATATATCTGTAAGAAGAAGATTAAAAGATTATGTAACACAAGACTCAAATAATATTCCTAATAGACAATTAGCTGAAGAACATGAAGAAAAAGACTTAATTATAGATCCACTAGATAGAAAAAGCTTAGAAACATTTATTAGTAACAATCCAAATGTTATCTTTGTACTTGAAAGTTCTAATATTAATCCAGAGTTTGGTACAGGATCATTTAAAAATGATAACATTGTAACACTAGAACTTAAATCGGGAAAAGAAGCTATAGATATGTCATTAGATAATATAGAAAAACTATCTAAAGCAGGTACACCAATAGCTTTTTTAAATAGAAGTATTGGATATGGTAGAATCCTTACTAAAAAGAATAAAAAAACAGGTCAAATGATTGACCAACAAATGTATGAGTATTTAACTACAGAATTATTTTCAAGATTTGGATATGAAAATTCATATAGTAGATCAGTTAATGAAATAAAAGAACTTATTCAAAAATCACAAGAAGTTAGTGACTTTGATTTGAACATATCCTTTGATGATCTTGCTGAAGCAAGAGAAAGATTAAATTGTAAATTATAATTATGAGCTGTCAATTAAGAAACAATGAAGATGGTACTTATACTGTTAGTGCACCTAATGGTGAAGAATCTATTTTATTTAACCAAATAACTAATCTTCCTGAGATTGAGAATGAACATCAAGCTGTACAAGCTTGGATTAAAGTTTATACAAAAAGTTTTAAAGACTGGTATGGTTTAGATTGGGAAATTATTTCAAAGACAGAAAAAGATAAGTTGATAAAGGCAGGATTCTTAGATCAAAATGGAGAACCTGTTATATTCTATAGAGGTGATTACACAGGTTTGGAATCATTTAATTATTCAGATAATGTAGGTAAATTTGGACAAGGCATTTATCTAGCTCAAAATAAAGCTCAAGCAGAAGCATTTGCTAGTCAAACAAATAGAAAAGTATATCCTGTCTTTTTAAAACCGGGTAAGTTTAAAGTATTTAAAAACATAACAGAATTTAAAAGACAAGCTGCTGAATTTAATAAAACTAAATATGTACCAACTATTCAACAAATAAAAAATTATGTAGATACTTTACATAGTGATGACATTACAATAGTAGGTACTGGATTATTAGGAAAAGAATTCAACACAGCAAAAAAAGAGAATGTTAAATCTATTTTCTCAGAAGGTTTTATGTTAACTCTTAAGTATTTTGATCCATTATTACCAACACAAACTTTCAATGAAGATTTTCAAAAAACACAAAAAAGTGAAAGCTTTATCAGTGAGATGATCTTAAGATTACAAAATAATTTAGGATTAAGTTCTGAAGATATTCAGCTCATTACTAAAGAGGATGCTTTACTAATAACAAATAAAGCAAAGAATCCTTATAAAGATCAAGCAGGATTTTTTTATGAGGGTAAAGTTTATCTTGTAAAAGGTAAAATTACACCTGAAACAGTATTTCATGAATTTGCACATCCTCTTATAAAAGCTATATCTAAAGATAACAATAAACTTTTCAACAGAATATACCAGGACATTATTCAAGATTCACAAGGACAACAGTTTCTAGCAGAAGCTATATCAGAAAATCCTGAGTTAGATCCTACAAATGAGCAAATTAAAGAAGAGGTTATAGTTAAAGCTATGACATATGCTGCAAAAAATTCAGATATGGTAGATCCTGTAGTACAACCCTCTAAAGGATTAATTGCTGCACTTAAGAAATTATTTTATGCTATTAAACAGATATTACGTAATATATCTAAAGGACCCACAAAAGTAGAAAACTTATCTTCTACTACTACTGTTGAAGAATTGGCAAATATGCTAATGAATAAACAATGGAACATAAACATGAACATTGTAAAAGATTCAGATATTGTAGCATATATAAACGAACATAAAGAAAGGATAGAAGAATTAAATCAAAGAGCAAATAGTAAAGAAAGTATGGCAGCATATTATACTCTTCTTAAAGAAGCTGGTTCTATATATAGAAATCAACTTCAAGCTATGTTAGAATCAGAACACTATGATGAATTAGCAATAGTACTATCTGATGAGACTGGACAATTAGATGTAGAAGCTATTAAAAGAAATATAGGAGATCTTGTAAACGATACATCTATTATAAAAAAACAAGTAACAAGACATACAAGATTAGTTAATAGTAAAACTGACCAAGAAAAAATAGCAACTAAAGCTCAAAATGAACATGAAGAAACTCTTGAATTTGAAAGAAGAGTAACTGCATTATCTCTTAATATAATTACTATAGATGATCAAGTAAAAAGAATTAAAAAACATATTGTTTCATTAGCACAAGAACCAGATCAAAAAACTGCATTTAAACAGTTAGCATTCTATGTAAAACAATTAAAAGCTTGGAATGAACATTTAGAGAACTTTGATAAAGAGGCTAATAAAGCAAACCTAGAAACTGATAATCCTGTAAGACAAGACATTAATAGTATTCTTAAAAATATTAAAGACACTGAAAATAATATAGAAAAAATATATGAAAATACCTTATCAGAAACATTTTCTGAAATATTTGATAACTTAACCATAAATGTAACTAAAAAACAAGAAGCTCTTATAAAAGAATATAAAGAAAAAATACAAAAAGGAGGAGATAAGAAATATCTTGAAAAATTAATTAAAGAAGCTGAAGAAGAAATAGAAAGAGTACAAGTACCAAAAGAAAAAATGCTTAAATATCTTACTGGACAAATGGGTGATATAGGGTTTTTACATAGTCAATTTGAAAACTTTATATCTAGTCAAGATCCTTCAATATCGAGTTTTGCTGCATATATAAAAGATAATCATACTAAAGTTAATGGTAAACTTCATAACAAGCTTAATAGCTTTTTAACAGAACTTGGACCTTTACTTAAAGAATTTGGTATAACTCCTCAACAACTTAGTAAATTCCGTAAAGAGTTTGCTTTTATAGATAAGAGTACAAGAAGAAATGACAAAGGTGAATTAGAGGATTATCAGATCTATACATTCTTTAATGAGTATCAGAACTATAAACATACTCTTGCTATTTTAAATGATAAGATACAAGAAGCTAAAGACAATTGGATAGATGACCCATCTACAGAAAAATTACTTAAACTTAATGAATTAAATTCAATTAAAGATGAGCATATAAAATATTATTTTCGTAAACAATATATAGATGAATACTATCATGCTGATGATATGTTGGAATCAACTGAGTTAGGTAGAGAAGCAAAAGGAGAAATAGATGATATATTAAGTGAAATAAGAGATTGGCAGAATGTACATCCTGATGCCACAGAGATCTATGAAGACTTTGAAACAGTTGAAGTACTATGGAAAGACTATAAAAAGAAATTTTCATTATATGATGATTTTGGTCTTAAAAAAACTGGTGATGAACTTAAAAAAGCTGAATTACTTAAAGAAAATAGAGATGCTAAAAGAAAATTTCATAAATATACTATAATACCTGGAGCTTTTGAAGGAGCTTTAAAAGCATTTGAAGTTAAGCTTGTTGCAAGTCTACAGCATGAAGGACTACAAGAAGAAGATCCAAGGTTCACTGAGGAATATAATAGAAGAAGAACCTTATGGATAGACAGGAATACTCATACTAAAATATCAGATGAATTTTATCAGGTTAGAGAAAAAATTTATAAAAAAATAGCAAACATAATGTCTCATGTAGATAAAGGCGTTGATACTAGTTTAGAATTAGAAGCTATACTTAATTCTTTACAAGGAAGAAGAGATGAAGATGGCCAACCTATTGGTACAGAAATGACTGATGAGATGCTTAAAAATATAAAAGATCTTGAGCAAAAAATTGAGAACAGTAAGCAAAATGTTATAGGATCTAGTGGATTAACAAAAATAGAAGGAGCAGAACTAGCTTCTTACTATAATATAATGGCTGAAGGAAAATTATCAAAAGGCCAACTAATTAGGTTTAAACAACTTAAGGATAAAAAAACTAAGTTAGGATTATCTAAAGCACAAAGATCAGAATTATTTTCACTCTTTGGATTTTTAACTACATTACAATATAGTGTACCAACAGATTATTATATAGATGTACTAAACAATTTTTATAGAAATATAAAAGAAGCTTCTGGTCAAGAAAATCCTGAAGAAATAACACATGATAATATTGATAGATTTTTACAACCTTCAGTGTTAGTTCCATTATTTAGTCAAAGTCCTAAATTTGAAAAATGGTTTAAGGACAATCATATTCTTAAAAATGTATTTGATTATGATATAAATGATGTGGTAGAAGTATATCAAAGAACTAAAGCATGGTCAGTTATAAAACCAGGTAATTCTAAATACATAGAAAAAACAGAGATATATGATAAAGATGGAACTTTGATTGAAACAATAAATGGTGTACCTAATATGAAGTTTCAAAGACGTGAAGTATTAGATAAATATCATACTGGATATGATCCTAAAACAGGAGAAATAAATAAACTTGCTCATTATAATATTCAAGGTTATCAACTTCCTAAGACTTTAGAAGAGATGGAAATGATAAAAAATAAATATGGTGCTGAGTTAACAGCACACAATGAAAAATTAGCAACAGTATTAGGACAAGGTATACCTTATGATTATTATATTAACAGAGAATACCTTAATATGAAAAAAGAAAATTCTACTAGGTTTCAAATATTAGAAAAACTTAGAAGATTTCATTATGAGTCACAAGAAGGTCTTGATAGAGGGGCCGTATTAGGAGATGAAATGCCTAGACAAAGAAAAGACAAGTATGAATACCTTACATCAGGAACAGCAAAAGAAGATGCTGTAAGCAAAGGTGAACAAATTATGAAAGGTATTACTCAATTTTTAGGTAAAAAAAGAGATGACTTTGAAGAAGGTTTAAATGCTGAAGAATCAGAATTATTAATTGGTACAGATGCTTATAATGAAATTAAGGGTAGTAAAATACCAATTAGAGGAAGATATAATTTAGATCTAGGTCAGGTTTCTGAAGATATTACATCTGCTATTTTTACATATTATCAATCAGCAGAACAAAATAAACTTCTTAAAGAAATGCAACCTATGGCTGAAGCTATGAAACAACTAGCTAACAATCAACCATTAGAAATGAATAATATTAATCATGGTATATTATCTGCAGCTCAACATGCTATCAACAATATTACTGGAAGAAAGAGTCAGAATAATAGACGTAAAGAAGTTATAGATGGTATGGTTGAAATTATTTTTGAAGGTAAAAAACTCAAAACAGGACATAATAATCCTACATTAGTTAAAATGACTAATAATGCATTAGCTTTATCTTCTCATTCTTTCTTTGCTTTTGATATTACTTCTGCTATGAAAAACTTTTTAGGTGCTCAGTTTCAAATTGCCTTAGAAGGAGCTGGCAAAAAATACTATTCTTATAGTAATTGGCATAGAGGTAGACCATGGGCATTTAAAGCAATGGCCCAAATTTCACAACAGGTATATGCTCAAGAAGCTAAAAGTTTAGATATTCAAATTATTGACATATTTGATGCAATACAAGGTAGGTTTGAAGAAAAATTTGGAGAATCTGTTTCAAGATCTATCACTAGAGATACTGCTAATTTACAGTGGAGTACATCTCATAGAAAATGGTTAGAATCAGAAGCAACACTTCAACTATTTTCTGCTATAATGCATGACAGAACTGTAGAACAAATTCAACCTGATGGAACTACTAAGAAGTTAAGATATATTAATGCTTGGGAGTTAGATCCTAAAACTAGATCTATAAAACTCAAAGAAGGTATAGATTCTAAATGGGATATAGGAGGAAAGGAGTTTAATAAAGTATATAAAGAAAATCATGAAGTATCTAATTTACTTCAAGGAGCTTATGCTGGATTTGATCAACCACTTGTTACAAGACATATTATGTTCAGAATGGTAGGATCCATGAGAAAATATTTTACTAAAATGTTACTTCATAGATATGGTGCAAGAGGTATAGGTCTATGGCCTACTCAATGGTTTCATGCTAAAGCTAGGTATAATCTAGCTACTAGTGATATGCATCTTGGATTTTATTGGCAAAATATGATTACTTTAAGAAAAATAGTAGAAAGTGGTTTTAAGCATATTATGTATATGTCTCCAGAAGAAACTAGAGCTCTTAAGATGGGAGCTTTAGAATTACTTAAATTACAATTATTTACATTAGCTTATTTTTGGATCTTTGGATTTGATCCAGGAGATGATGAAAAGTGGAAAAAACTTAAAGACAAGTCAGGAGCCTTACCTACAATGATAACTGATGACCAATGGTCAGAAAATTTTAAACTTGGAGGATGGTTAGAAAATCATATATTACTTCTTATGATGCATGTAGAAGCAGAGAATGAACATTTTGTTCCTATGCCTGGATATGGACTATCAGATATGTATCAAGTAATTGGAGGTGAAGCTTCAATTGCAGCTGGAGGTTCATATAAACCAATCCTAGATCTTCTTTCTACTTTATTTTTTGTAATGACCGGTAATGAAAAAATATATTATAAAAAAGACACAGGAGCTCTTAATATACAACAAGAAGGAGAAAACAAATTTTGGAGAAAGTTTTATAGATTAGGAGGAGTAAGTGGTAAATTTATAGATCCTGCTACTTCACTTAAGAACTTCTATCAACAGAGAGAAAGAAATTAAATAACAGCTAAAGGCAAAAAAAAAGAGAGTGAAAGTCTAGCTTAAGCTAAACCTTCACTCTCTTTTTTTAATCTTGTTTTATATCAGTTATATTATGTTCATCTAGATATTCAATATATAAATTTAATTTATAGACTTCTATTGAATCTTCATATAACTCTTCTAATAATTCTTCTACTTCTTTATTTAACCAATTAATAGGTTCATCATTCCAGTCTTTAGGAACTGTTTCAGAAAGATTACTAGAAGCAAACATTTTCAACTTACACTTAACAGAATACATATAGTCTTCTAGTCCTTTAATCTTTTCTTTTACCTCTTCTTTAGTTCTATATTTTTGCTTATTAAGAAATATGTTTATTTCAAAGTCTGTTCCAAATCCCATAAGTTTTTTATTTAATAATTTTTATCTTCCTAATTCATTTGGATATAATTCTTTAACAAAATCTGATTGAAAATATTCTTTAGTATCTATATCCATTAAGGTTATTTTACCTCCAAATCCTCCTCCTGTATCAAGATTCCATACATTACATCTATTCATGGGTACTGTTATTTTACCTTGTTTAGCTTGATTATTATCTTTATATTCAGGATAATGTTTTTTAATATTCCAATTTTGTGTAGGTGTATGTCCTATATATATTTCCTTATGTCTTAAAAATCTAAGATTATAAGATATTTTATCTTTTACTGAATTAAGTATATGTGGCAAACTACTATGACTTGTTATTGCTAAATTCCACATGTATCTATCCCAATAATAATCAGCTTCATATTTTTCATGACCTAATCCTTTTTTTGAAGTGAATCCTCCATGTACAAAAGCTCTATTTTGGTCATCAATATAATATAATAATTGATTTTTAAAAAATTCTCTATGAGATTCTTCAGTTATATAACCTGTTCTTATATAAGAGTTAATAGTAGCTTGTCCTCCATTTTGAGTCCATGTTAAAAGTGTTTGACCATTTATGAACCATTTATTACACCATTCATCATGATTTCCTTTAATAAATATATGTCTATTATTAGATTCTTTTTGTAAATCAATAAAATATTGAATAAGTTCAGCACTTTGACTCCATCCGTCTACAATATCTCCTAAGCATATTAAAATATCTTTGGTATTATCAAAATTAGCTCTTTCCATTACTTGTTTAACAGCTAAAAAACCACCATGAGAATCACCAAGACATAAAGTTCTTTTAGCAATATTTTTTATTTCTATATTTTTTTTGTTCATTTGTTAAAGTATTATTATATTTATTTTTATTAAATTCTAAAGTTTTATACTTCATAGAACTATGATAATATTGTTCAAAAAAACTTTCAAACAATTGAACTTCTTTAACAGAAGTTAATCTTATTATTTTGTTGGTTTATAATTTACAATTGTTACATTACATTCCCAAAGTTCATCTCTTATTATCTTACTAACTATTGACCAGGAACCACCTGCTAGACCACAACCTATTTTTGGTAAACCTATATGTTTTCCTTTAAATATTTTATTTACTTTTCTCATACACAACCTAAGAGCATCATAGTCTAAAGGTTCTTTTGTCCCTCCTATATGATTATTTCCTAAACCATATTGAGTATATGCATTGATTACAGTTATTAATATTTCCGGATTAATTTTTATTCTTAATTCTTTGTAATCTATGTTACCAAGTTTATTTATATCACCTCTATAATAAGAATCTTCTAGTGGAAATTTACCACACCCAAAGCTTTTAGCCATTTGAGGAGCAATGCCTGAGCCCATGGTGCAAAAACAATTACAACCATGGGCTATGACATCAAACTTACCTTCTAAAGCAAGTTGTATAAGATCACCATCTACTTCATTATATTTCATTAGAAATTAATGCTTTAATATTACTTATTACTTTTTGATTACTCTGAGTCATATTATCAAGATAATTGTTTTCTTGACTCAAATTATCAATAAGTTCTTGATTTTTACTAGCTAAATTATTCGCTTCTATAATAGATTCTTCTAAAGTATTAATTGCAGAATGAAACATTCCTAATGCTCTATTAGCTTTTTGAGTTATTAATTCTTGTGTTGGAGTATTTCCTCCAGTTAAAATATTAAACATGTTTATAATTTTTTAAAAATTTAAGATAATAAATATTCATAGGTTAATAATAAAGTTGTCACATATATTAATTGATCAAAACCAATTACTATAAATATACTTCCTCCAATTTTAATGCATTAGGATTTCTTTTTAAAAGTTCTCCTACAGCAATTATTTTAACAGGATCTGTGTCCGCTATTATTTTACTTATTTCTAATATACCTTCCTGTATTGCTAGCATACTTTCTTCACTTGTATTCCATAATTGATTTATTTGTGGATCACAAGTTCTTGTTAACTCATCTTGCATTTTCTTAGTTGTGTGTTTTAGAGAATGTTTATAAAATGATGTTTCTTGAATATCATCAAGACATTCATGTAAAGTTTGAGCTGCTACACATGCTGTTATTATAGTTAATCTTTGTTTATTTGTTATTTCCATTAATTAATCTATTTTAATTTTACCATAGTTTTGTTTGACTTTTTACTTTAGATAGTAAACCAACAGCATTTAAACATTCATTACACATATGAAAACTTTTTACAATGCTATATGTACCTACTTCTATAAATAGTGATGGCATATTATGTTTTTAGTTTATAATGTTGAGGTCTATCATCCATATCTGGACGTAATTCTTCAAGTTCTAATAGCATCATTAGACAACATCCTGCATGAGCAAGGTGAGATTTACCTGTTTCCAGGTCTATATTCTCACCTTTATACCATGCTGTCATATGTCTTTGTAAAGCTCCATATAACCTAGAATATTCCAGGCCTTTTGCCCAATTCCATTCAGAGTATTTTTTACTTCCATAAGTAAATATTTCAGCTATTCTTTCAATAGCTAAGGGTGGCATAAGCTGAAGCATATTTTTATCATCAGTTATATCATTCTTAGTTGCTTTTTCTATCATAAATATATTTTTTTAAAATTCAAAATCTAGATCATCTATTACATGTTCTTTAGAAGTTTTATCTTCTACTGATTCATTAGGATCAAAATTTTGATCTTCAGTAGGCCCATCAGTTAACCAATCTAAATTTTCTGGTTCAACTGTTGTTTCAGTCCTTTTATCAATAACAGGATCTGCACTTACTTCTTTTTCTTCAGGAGTAATTGGAGCTATTAATTCATTAGCAACTTGTTCTTCTAAAGGTAATATATCTTCTACTAAGCTTTCTGTTGAACTTACATCTAATACATCATTTATTAATTCAATTACTCTTTCTTCAGATTTCACAGGAATATTTTCCATAGCATCAGCAACTATTTCACTACTATATACTGGTAAATCTATAGGTGGCTTAGGAAATTCATTAATATTCTCTTCCTCTAAATCACTAAAATTTTCATCTAATTCAGAAATAGCTTTTAGAATCTGATCAGACTTATGTTCTGTTGAAAGTTCAGAGACATGAACTATCTCTTCTATATTCTCTTCTTGAATTTGATCTTCTTGCTCATCAGTTATTTCATCCATATCATAATCATCTAAAGATAGCACTACAGGTTTTTTAACTTCTTCAACTATTTCTGGAGATAACTCTTGAGATTCAATTTCTTCAATCTGATCTAATAAATTAATTTGATTTGGATCAATTTCAATCTCTTCCTGAGATCCGGTAATAGGTGTAATAACTACAGAAAGATATTTACTATCAATTAATGTATGTAACTTCTTTTGTTGTTCCATCCATAATTTAGGATGAGCTTTTTTAAGACTTACTATAATATGATTATAAATAGTCCATAAAGAATTTGCTGGCGTTGTATAAGTAAAAGAAGATTTTTTGTATTCATCTTTTACATTAATTAATTGAGAGCTTGTTATTACATCATTAAAATATAATATACCCATAAGTTCAGCAACTTCTGTATCTGTTACAGTTATACCTTTCATCTTATCTTTATCTTGTACTAATGCAGAAAAATAAGAGTTAGCTCCTTGAATCTGTAATTTAATATGATCTTTAACTTGCTGCTGTGCATTTCCTGTATGAACTCTACCATAATTACTCATATCTCCAGCAATTATTCTTGCTTCAGATATAAAAGTATGTGCTCCAATGGCACATCTAAATCTCATAGTTTTATCATATGAGTTTGCCCATGTGAACATAAGATCCATATCCGGATCATTGCCATACTGTAGATAATATACACCTAATGCTACTTCTCCATTAAGATTTCTACAGTATTCTTCCTTATTAACTATAAAACCACCAGCTGCTAATTGCGCTAAGGTTTCATCAATGATAAACTTATGACTTACAACAGTATAACTAGTTCCATGATTAGGAAGTGATACATTTGTTAAGTCATTTACATCTGTTATAATAACTTGTTTTGGCATTTTAATTTTTTTTGATTATTAAATAATTTTTTCTGCTTGATGTAAGAGAATATCTGCATCAGATATAAGTTTTTCCCAATCATACATTGCTGTAGAAGGACTACTATATTGCATTCCTGTATGGTCACCAACAACCCTATACCAGACTCTTTTTAGAATAGTATTAAATTTTCCTGTAGGTTGTCTTCTTTTGAAAAAGCCTACACTTTCCATAATAGGTTCTTCTTTTGTATCTACTTGTGTTATTATTTTAAATACATTTCTTCTAGCAGAATTATCCCACATAAGAAATACTTGACCTTCTTTAGGTATATACATTTTTAAAATAGTGTTAATTGTTTAAATTTGGATCCAGCTATATTTTCAATTTCCCTGTATATCATTTTTAAGTAATACTGTTCATTGATATTATAATCTTCCCAGTTTTTTTCTTCATATTTATTAAATACAGTTAATAACCATTTTCCACTTTCTACTTGAATAGATCTACCATCATCTTTGTTGATTTTAAATACTTTAGCACCCTGTTTAGAAATATAGTATCTAATAGTTGGTTGTAAATTTTCTTCTAAGTATTCTCTATCTTCAATTGATTTCTTTATAAAATTCCAATTTCCCTTTATTCTTTTACCTATACAGTAATCAAATATGTTTCTATTAGATGCTAGATATGTTTCAGGGGGAACATCATTTAAAAAGAATTCATATAAAGCTTTAGCTACAACTAAATGACTCTTATCTTTGTGTAATCCAAGATTTTCAAACTCAAATCTACCTTTACATTTTGTTTTACCATTTTTAAAAACTGCAATATAACTATTTACATCAGCAATTACTAATTTTTGATATTCATCATGCTCTAAAGTTAATCTAGTTAGTTGTTCCCATTCTTCACATATTTTTATGTATTCATCAATATACTCTTTAGGAATCATTGTTTCAAGACCATCTGTATTTTGCATTAGTGGAATAGCTCCTGGAATTCTTTCCATGATCATTTCATATAACATCATTAGACTTAGCTGACCATTAATAGTAATTTGCATTGTGAATTGTGGATCATAAAGAAAACAATGTTTATCATTAGAAAGACCATATGTACTATTAAGTATAATCTTATATACATAATTCATAATATCTTTCTTTGATATTTTTTTCCTTTCAAGAAAGAACCATTCATAAAGCTCACAAAAAATTTCTTTTGGTAAATGAGCTGGAGCCCAACCATTTTCAATAGCAAGTTTAGGATAATAACTCACAACATCTGAGGTCATAATAGTCATTGCTTCAGTTGCTTCATATATTCCACTTTCCCTTGCACCATGTAATCCTCCTAAACCAAAATCCATTTTTACTCCATCCATTCTAATAGAGTGTTTAAAACCCCCTTTAGTTTTTAGAGGATCTATAATTATATTATGATATTTATTATATAATTCTTGAAATTTAGGATTATTAAACTTTATATATGGTAATATAATATCTTTACCAAATATTTGAGTTCTTTTAGTTCTTAAATATTTTAATTCATTTTTATCTTTTCCAGTTTTTTCTGATAAAAAATGTAAAAATAGTTCTTTTGATATTCTTGGTTCAGATGCACTATATAGATTAATTTTATATTCTTTTGTTAAATTATTTCTTAATTTAATTTGTCCTGCACTTAATTTTAATATAGCTTTAGTAGACTTAACATCATTAATACAATAAGAAACTATACTATTAATTTCTTCATTTGTATGAATTGGTGTATTATGATGGATTGGCATATCTTGTAAGTTAGGCCAATCCATTGAAAACTGTATCCATTTAAGAGATGACCTTTTTGCTGGATTATCCCAATGATTCAACTTAAATAGATCAAGTTGTGGTATTTTCATTTTTCCTTCATAGAAATCTAACCATTCTCTATTATTACTTTTATTAATAATATATTGGGCTTTCTTATAAATTTCATGAGCTAATGTGGCCCCATCTAATTTTGACCATTCTTTCTCATGTTGAAAGAAATATTCTGTAATTTGAGCATCAAAGGCTAATCCATTAAAAGATATATGCCTTTCCTTGTTATCTATATTCCTATGAAGGAATTTTATAAATTCTTGAAAATCATTTTGTAGTTCATGTATAATAAAAATCTTAGTTTCTTCTGTCCTATAATCCTCAAATACACCACAAAAGAAGTTTATTAGTGTTTCATAATCATGTACATAGTGACTTCTCATATTAAAATATATAAGCCAAAAAAAGCAGGATATGCCTGCTTTTTTTTGGTAATTAATATAAAATTATTTTTCAACAATTAATTGTGGTCCTTTTGCAATAGTGTCAGGATTAGACATACTAGGTGCATCTAATATTTTTTTGTAATTAAAACTGTCTGCATTAATAGCAAAATTTTTAATAAAATTCTCAATTTCATCAGCATTAGTGATATAATATTCTGTATAACTTTCTTGCTGAACTCTTTGTTTTTTCATGGGATCTTGAGAATTACCAGTTTTAGATTTAATGGGTCTACCATCATCATCTAATCTTGGTATCATATGAAAAGTATCTTTTTTAGTTTTACCTATAATAGCTAATACTTTTTCAGCTGGATTATATAGACATTCTATATAAGGACATGTATTATTAGCAGGTATTAAACTAAATGATGGAGTAGGACCCCAATTACTAGTTAATATTAACATTGATGGATTTGACCAGTTGGTTTTTGACATATTTATTTTTTTAATTGGTTTATGGTACAAAAATAATTATAATCTTCCTAATTTCAAAGAGTTTACAGATATTTTTAATTTTTCCTTTTCAAAATTTGGTTTACTACATAGTTCACCTACTCCTTTCAATATTTCATGCATCTCTTTTACATAAATTTCTTGTGGAGAAAGCATTTTTGCATATTCCTCAAAATAATCATCAGGATAAAGATAACTTTTAATATATGCATAATTAGCACTAGATCCTCCATAAACATCTCTAATTCTATTTTTAAGCTGTTGAGATAATTGAGAGTATTTACCATTTATAACATTATCATAGTCCTCCTTATGTTCATCAAAATTAAATATATATACAGCTTTGTCTTTATTTACTTCTTTATAATCTTCAAATAATGGATTTCCTAATAGGTTTCTATCTTCATAATCTAAAAATTCATCATCATCTCTTAGATGATATAAGCATATTAATTTTCTGTCATCAACTTTGATATCTCCCCATTCTAAATATGTTTCAATTGGAGTAACTCCTGAACCTTTTCTATTTCCTAAAGCAGGATATAGAAAAACTTTTGATTTTTGAAAATATTCTTGGTAAATATCTGTTATTTTTTTTATTGCCATAGATTTGTAACTTTATAAAGTTACTTGACCTAAAGCAAACTCATATGGTAATTTGTAATCTTTATTTATATAGTGGTACTTAGCAACTTCTAAAACTTTGTCCAATTGAGATTGCCAATCAAGTAATGATTGATTACTAACAGGAAATGGATATACAAGATTGTTCTTATCTATCACAATGAAGTGCATAATAAATGCATAATTTTCTACTTCTGGATGACAACTTTTTACTAATCTCATATATATAGCTCCTTGCATCCAATATTTATAATACTCCACAGTATCTTTGAACTCACTCAAAGTTTTACCAGTAGTTTTAAGATCATTAATATATACTATTTTAAGTGTATGATCAATAACATAATTGTCTACAATTCCTTTTAAGCCAAAAGGATAATATTGTAGTGCACATGAAAGAGCTTTTTCATTGTACACTTCTAATAACTCAAAACCTGTTTGACCATGTTTTAGTAATTCTGTAATAGTTTTATTTTCCTTAATAATATTGACCGCTTCTTGACATCTATCAAAGGCTTCTTGACTAATTACATCTTTACCTTCAGAATTTTTAAAGTATTCAAAATATTTATCTGCATTACTAGTCAGAACCTTTTCCAATCTTTTCTGATTACTAGTTTTTGCACCTTTTTTTGATAAATCTTTATCATCTGTAAGAGTTTGGTGAAGGTTGTTATCTTCCAACCATTTAATTATTTGTGTTTCAAAATCCTTTAATTTCAACTGAGGATCTTTTTCAACTCTCCATAATTTATACATGTCTTCTACTATTTTCTTATTACTGGATCCAGGAATGCTCCCTGGCATAATAACAAATAGTTTATCAAACATTTTTTGTTCTAATAAAAGACAGTGAATAGCCTTACCTTCTACTAAGTAGGAGGCAAGACCATCTTCACGTTCTTTTAATATGTACCAATTATAGAATAATGGAGCAGAATGAAGTAGCTTGTTTAAGCTAGAGTAACTGAATAAAAAATATTGAGAATAAAACTTTTTAATTGCCTTATTATCAGTTATATTAATTGTACTAATCATTCTTTTATAATTTTTATTAGTTTACTAATTTTTGTTGCTTCTTTTTAAGATGTTTTTTTACTTCATCTGACACTGTTATCGTACTAATCTTAAAGTGTTTAGTATCATAATCTTTTATCCACTGCATTTTTACACCTTCTGCTAGTTCTTTAACTGTGTTATATGTAAGAACATCCTTATCTAGAAGATATGTAATTATATTATCATCAGTAATTCTACACATCTGTTGTCTTGTGATACCAATGTACTCCAATAAACTCTTAAAATTAACATGATTACTTTCTTTCATGTTTAAAATAGTATTATAGTTTGCTTGAAATAATAATAACACATGATGTAATGAAGGATTAATATTACAATTAGCTATTATTTCAATTGCTAATATTTTATCTGCTTCATTAGTACTGTCTAACATATTTTGCAATCTTGCATACATATTTTGATCAATAATTGTTGAATTTTCATTAATAAGTTCAATAATTCTTTCTTGTAGACAAATTTTATCATCAGATAATAATGATATTAAAGTATCATATTTTTCTATGTATAATGTTTGTTTAATAGAATAATCTATAGAAGGATCTAATTCAACAAGTGATTTTTTAAATCCTTTTGCATGAGCTCTACTATCTCCTGTTATATATGTACCTATATAGTCAGACCCATAATATCCAGAATATTCTGAAGACAAATATACACATTTATTTGGACAATTTTTGATTTCATCTTTTAATAGAATAATATCACTTCTACCTGAATCATAATTAATATCTAACCACTGAATAAAAATAGTTTTATTAACTTTTCTTATATATCTATTAGATAAACATTCAATTACTGAATCATTACTAACAAACTTAATATCAGCATTTTCTTCTTTAATAGTTACAGACATACCTAATTTTTGAGCCCAATCTCTTACTTTATATCTTGGTACAGTACATCCAGGATAGAAATATAAATGATCTCCAGCAGAAGGTATATAATCTATATGTTTTATATTAATCTTAGATATGTCAAGTTTACCTTTATAGATTTTTCTAATTGACCACATAAATTCTACATCATTAGTTAAAGAATTTGGTGCAGGTATTTTATCTATTTGTATTATATTTTTAATTTTACTAATATCCATCTGTTTCTGGTTTTAAAATGTTCATCCATTTTGGTTTAAGTTTAATTGTCCATTGAAAAGTTTCATTATCCTTTTCTAATGCAAAATAATTTTCATTAAAGTAATGACATGCATTTATATTTTCTATAAATATATCATCTATTAAATCTTGCATTATTGATTTTGTAAGTATACCTTTTGTATCAGCATATTTAATGAATTCTTCTGAATTAAGATTACCAAAATAAGCAAACTTAGTATAATCTAAAAAGAAAGATAAAGCTTTACTTCTATCAAATCCTGAAATAATATAATAATGAGCTTTTGATAACTTCCATACATGATAATCTATATTTCCGGATAAATCAGCATGTATTAATAGTTCTACACCCATTTCTTTATCTTTTTCATTTGGACTAGCTAACATTGTATTTATAGTATCATAAGATTTAGAATCCTCAAGTTTCATTCCTGAGTTAGCACTTTGACTAATTGTTTCATCATTTAGAACTCTTAATTTTCCAGATAATACATGATAAACAATTTCCATGCATTGTGGAGTTAAAAAATATGTATTTCCATATGCAAAATGAATATTTGAATTATAATTGATATAATTATAAGCATCAGGACTCATAAATGTAATTTTACTTTGCTTATATTGGTTTTTAAGTTTGAAATAATCAGGATGATACTCATTAAAACTTGTATCAATTGTATCAATTACATCAATTTCATTATTAGTAAACTCATAAATAGGATTATAGTTAAACATAATACTAGCAAGTTTAACTTGAGTATAATTACAATTATCTTCATGAAAGTTATCAGTACCTGCAATTACAGTTGCATTTTCTATATTTTTGGTTGTATTGGCATCATTGTTTTTAAGATACTCTTTTATTCTAGTATGCGCTAGATTATGACCAGGTAATACATAAACCTTATCTCCAGTTTTTATATTATGTGTGGAATTTCCAGTTAATATTTTCTTAATTTTCTCATACACAATATTATCAACTTTATATAATTGACCAACTGAAAGTCCTTTATTTTTACTAAAATAGATATAATTGCACAACTCCCATTTAAACTGAAGTTGTGCAATTTTTTTACTATCTATTTCCTTATAAGGATCAAATGCCATTATTTAACAGCCATTTTAACTACCTCTGGATTCATCATGAGTTTTTGAAACTTCTGCTTATTCCCATTAAGAATCTCACGTACCGCATAGTACTGTAAGTCATTACCAAAGATGTTGTCTATTGTTAACATAGTAATTCTATCAATAATCTTTTGATCTACTGGATTATTTTCTGCATGAACTACAGTATAGTTAGCAAATCTTGTACATAATACACTTGCAATGTCAGCTCTATAATTGTGATCAATGCCAATGGCTTCTTTAAGAAGTTTTTTAACATGTTCTTCATTATCATGAGTTAACATAACCTTTGGATCTACCAGTTTATCAAGTTTATTATTAATAAAACTTATAAACATATTAGAAAACTCTTCACCAACAGAACCTTCACCAATCATTTGAATAAGAGGTAACTCATCTTCAAATGTTTTAATACTAGATATTGAATTAAAGAATGCTGTAATAGCTCTTGCATTAGTTTCTTGAGTAACTAATTCAGGATTTAATAGTAAGAAGTTAATACATCTACTATCAATACCTTCTTTTTCAGCCCATTTACCCCATACATCTTTGTCAAACTTAAGCCCTATAGATATATATCTAGTTTTTTGAGCTGAATCTTGTGATTGAACTTGGTAGTCTCCATTATCAGGATTTGCACTTAAAACTATAGTACAATTTTTAGGCATTTTCCATGATATATATTCTTGCCTATCTATTATCTCCATACAAGCTTGTATGAATCTTTGTTGAGCTCTTGTCCAGTCATCAAATAAAATTAATGTACCTTTATCATGAGTTGGTACCCAATCAGGTAATGAATAAGCCATTTTGTCTTTACCTGTAGGTTCATATCCTTTTTTCTTATAATCATCTAAAATAGCTTCATCTGCCCATTTAACATTCCACTTGGACTTATCTTCAGTTCCATTTTTGTTAATCATTTGAAATTGTCTAGTTGGATATCCAATTATGTCTCCTAACTCATCAAGTTGAGCTAGATTTACTTTAATAAATTCATAATTTAACTCCTTAGCTAATTGTTTTATAGCACTAGTCTTTCCAATACCAGACTCTCCTTCAACTTCAACAGTTACAGGAAACTTATTAGTCTCTTGAAGCATTCTATTGGTTTTAACCATATGAGACATGAATACTTTTAACTCATCAATATTTAAACTTACTTGTTTGTTCATTTTTTATTATAATTAATTATTAATTTAACTTTATTGTTTTTCCTGGTAAGTGATCACATTCACTTGATCTTGATGATAGTACCCAAAGACATCTACCATTTGGATTTCTTTCTGGAGCAGGTGCTTCTCCATCTGTAAAATAAATTAAACATGAAAATTTTCTTGAGTTTTCATTAAAATAATCCACTACAGGATCAAAATATGTCATTTAACATGTATACTTTCATATACAACTGGACTATCCCTTTAACTCTATTGAGTTAGCTGATTATAGTCTCTGAACATTTCTCTTTTATATGTAAGTCAAAGATTGCTTTTTTTCTTTCTAAAAAAATAGTAGCATCTTTATACAGGTAATTATAAAAAGAAATAAGTTTTTTATTTCTTTTATATGCTAAATTATAGCATTTATTACCTTTAGATTGTGTAATTTTTCCATTAAGATTGATTTGTTTATCAATTTCTATTAAAAATTCTTTTGTTCCAGTAAATCTATAATGTATTACAGGAAATATATTTCCATTTCTCCAATGTTTTTCATTAGATATAAATACACTACCATCACCATCAAAATATCCTCTGATAAAATGTGATATTAATATCTTATCTATTTTTGGAAATTTTAATGTTAAAGATTTTCTTGGTACACAACCATATTTTGATAAATCATTAACTAATTGTTGTGAAGTTATAAAAACTCTAGAATGCCATAAACCTTTAAAAAGTCCAGACTTTATTTGATTATCATTGACAGGACCTTTAAATCCTAAAGATGACTTATATTTATCTAAATGTTCTTTATCTTTAATAGCTAACACTAGTTGTATACGATCTTGACCAGGTCTTTCTTGTATACATCCATCTGCCATTAAAAAACCTAACCAATAGGCTTTATCTTCATTATCTATTTTGTTAAAATAGTTATCATTTACATTATATATTCTTTTCATGGTGGTATATATTTACTACCAATATAAGAATAATATTTTACATATGCAAGAGATTTTGCTGCGGATTGTGCAATCTATTAAACTTTTTACTATCTCTAAGTAATTAACTTAGCCCTTATGTATATTTCTATCACAAGTTAGTATTTAATAGCTCTAAGCAGTTTCCCGCAATTTACAGCATTTTTTAATGTATATCACTATACATGGAGGCACATCGTTTACCTCCTCTACCATGAACTTTAATCTTTCCATCTTCACTGTTTTTATACTTAGTAATGTTACTAATAGCAGTATCACACTGAACAACGGTTATCTCAGTTCCTGTTTTATGCATATGATGCAGTTCATGAAAGAATTCTGTTAATTCAGTATCACTAACAGATCCTGATGTGTCTACACCTACTAATACATGTAATTTTTCTTGTATTTTAAGACCTGGACTTTTAGGAAATCTTTTACTTTTTTTCCTTCTTGTCTTCTTAGCATTAGTTTGAGTTGATCCTCCTACAAAGTTTCTTAGGTAACCTTTCCAATCAAATTTTGGAGGTTCTGATTTATTGAGTTCATCAATAAGACCTTTTAATTCTCCAGGGACTGTACCTCTACTCTTAGATACTTGTTGAGCAACTTCTTTAAGTTGATACTCAATTTGCTTTTGAATCATTTTCTTCTCAGCTTCACTGAGTGAGTTAAATTCATCCCAAGTTACATGTTTCCAAGGAGCTTGGCCAGGATGTCCACCAGGATTATTACCTAGAACATCATTTAAGTTAGAACAAGTACTTTGACCATTTTGGTCCATTGTTTCAGCAAGTTTCTTATAGTAATAATCAGTTCCAGATTTAGGTTCTAATGGATTATTATCTTTATCTTTAAAATCTTCTAAGAATAGAGCTCTCATTGGAATTTTTAATAATTGATCTCTTGCTTCTTTTTGATCTATTTCTCCAGCAGTTTCTTTTCTTTTAATTTCATCAATGAATATTTTTGTATCATCTTCATAGCTTTTCTTATCAGAATAAGTTCCACCAGGAAGATATGATCTATCAATATATTGATTTATTTCTAAATCTGCTGCAATATTAAATAGTTCTTTATTAGTATAACTATCTCTTAATAATAAATGCTGAAAACATACATGTAAAATCTCATGTTTCAAAATTCCAACTCTATATTCTTGAGAAAGGTTTTCCCAAAATATAGGATTAATAGCTAACTGAACATTAATATTATGTTTACTAACGCCTGCTGTATCAAGTTCATGTCTCCAAACTTTATTCATCATAATAAGAAAGAGCCCATAGAAAGGTTCTTTTAACATGAGTTCTTTTGTTGCTTTACTAAGTGTTTCTTGATTTGTCATGATGTTGAGTTATGAGATCCTTTACCTTTAACATTGAAAGCCAAGTTTCAGGATCATTTGTTTGTATTTCTTTTAAACATTCTTCTGGTGCAAGTTCTAACATGAGTTCATTATCAAATCTACATATAGTTGCACAATATCCACATATTGATATATCATGAACTTTAGGACTATCAGGATTAGAATCTGTTGTTGCTACTGCATTAATTGTTTTTTTACAATTAGGGCAATAGTCAGGTTTTGTATCATACACTTTGTTTTGTGGCATAATCTTTTATTTTATACATTGCTAATTCATTTTCAAGTTCAGCTATTTTCAGATCTTTTGGATCTGGCATATCTTTTGGTCTAAACTCCATTTCTAAATCTTCAAAAAGTTCAAATCCAAATTCTTTCAAAAGGGCTTTTAGATCATCTCTTAGTATATTTAACATAAAAGAAAGTTCTTCTTTTTTATTTCTTTCTTTAGTAATTTCAAAGATTTTTCTAAATGATAACTTAGATATATCCGTTCCACTATCTCTTAATATATTTGTTATATTTGAAAATAAAGTAGGATAATTTGTTTCTAACCTTGTTGTTTTGCTTCCAAATAAAGATTCATAAGTCTCTTTTAAAAGACATAATATAAATACTTGTGAATCCTTAAAGTCAGATTGTTCTAATATAGTCATAGCTAATGTAATAGATGTATCATCATTACATGTCAACATCTTTAGAATCTCTTCATAATTCTCAGTAGATACTACACTCTTTTCTGTTAGTTTTTCCATATTATTTTATATTTAATTCTTGTTTACATAATTCTAGCATATGCATAGCATCAGCTACATTATCATCTTCACCTATATAACCATACTTAGACTTAGCTGCTTTAATCATAGCTGGTTTACCAGCACTACCATTGTCTGTTGCAAACTTTTTTATTTCTTTAGCAGAATAAGCTTTGTAATCTATACCTGTTTCTTCACAAAATTTTTCAATTATTCCAATCATTTTAGATTGATGTATAACAGAAGCTGTATGTTGTCCAGCAGCTCTTTCATATATAATAAGATCTAGTTTTTCAACTTCATGTATTTCTTGAAGTTTTGCTTTAAAACGTATAAGTTTCATACCCATGGATTCATCTCTTAATGTTTTAAGATCCCAAGTACCATATAAAAGACTTGTGTCAATGGCCCAACCTGTAGTTGAAGCAACATCCAAGCTTAATATTTTTAATTTCATATTTTTGGAATAAATGGTGTTAAATACTGTTTTACTTTTTTTGCTCCATAATCTCTTATTGAATCAGAAGGATCTTTAGACATTTTAAGATATATACCTGAAATATTATAATTATCTTTATACTTGTCCATTGCATTATATCCAGCAATATCATTATCAAAAATAGTATATATATATTTATATTTCAAGAAATAACTACTTAGTACTGCATTTGGTATCATTGTATTTTCACTATCTGGAGCAACTAACTCAATGTCAGAAAAGTTTAAAGAATCTATGGACATAATATCTTTAAGAGAAGATGTTATTAGAAGTATTGGTTTTTTATAACTTAACTGTTCAGATCCTTGTATATAAGAAAACAATTGAAGAAATCTTTTTTTTCTAAAAGGTTGATATACTTTATAAAGTTCTCCTGAATTTGTGAAATAACCATATAAATTAGGACCATTAATTATTATTTCTTTAGAAATTCCATTATTAGATTTAGCTACAGTATATTCTTTTAAAGGAAGTACATTATATTTTTTTAAAATCTTGCTACCAATATTAAATTGAGTCCAGAAGTCTGCATCATGCTTTGTCCATTTTCTAGTTGTATGTGCTGTAACTTTAAAACCTGATGTTTTTTGTAATTCTATAATTTTTATTTTTTCTTTATTATTTATAAAATCTTCTCTTATTTTATCAATAGCATCAATAAAATTAAGATTAAAAAGGTATGATACTAATAATATACAACCTCCTTTTTTACCTGATGAAAAGTCATTAAATCTATAATTAGAATCTAAATAATAAATTTTCATTGATGGTGTTTTTTCTTCTTTAAAAAGGGATTTTATTATTACAGTTTGACCATGTAACTTTTCTGGAAGATTACAATAATATTCAAAAATCCAAGTATCAGGAATACCATCAACATTTCCATTTTTTGTAGTTCTTATCATAAGTTATAGGTAAAAAAGAGGGAGTCTGTAAAAGACCCCCTCAGTTATTTATACTTCAAAATCATCAGTAGTTGCTGGTTCAAAATCTTCTACTTCTTTTACTTTTCTTTTTATAATATGATCATTTGCATTAAATCTATATACTTTTCCTGTAGATTCATTTGCAGAATTTTCAAAAGGAATACCTGACTTACTATATTTAGGGAAGAATAAGTCATAACTAGTATAACCAGCTTTGTTTTCATATTCTCTACCAGCTAAACAAGCAGTAATAAATTTGTTTTTAAATGGTGCATCTTCATTCATTTTTTCAACAAGAGACTCAATTGTTTCATGTTTTCCATCTTGAGCTTCATACCATTCTAAACAGTCAGTTGCTATAGCTAAATTTTTTAAAAACTTAGTAATTTCAACATCTCTATCAATAATCATATTAGGAAGAACTTTATCCTGATAAGCCCATTGACTTGATTTTACTCTTCCTACTTGGCCTTTATAACGACCTTCATTTTCATTATCTTTGTTTATGAAAAAGCCTTCAAAATCTCCACCTAAAGCAGGTCCTTCACAGTCTAATGCAATATGATATGCATTTTCTCCAAAGGGAAACTTTTCTAAATAAAGTTTGTTAATTTTAATATTTACATTACCTGGTTGTAAACTTTTAGGTGTTGTTCCACCTCCCATAGGGACATCTTTTGTGTTAATCATTTTTTTGTTTGTTTTTATTGTTCATAATTAATAATTGCTTCTTTTACCAGTTTTAAATTATTGGGAATATCCACTGATTCAAACATCCCTATTGGTGACTTACATGTATTACTTCCATCATTTTGAGTTTCAAATACGTATTCAAGTTCACCATCTTTATCTCTTTTTATTTTTCCATAAAGTACAATAGAAAATAAACCTTCAAGAGTTAACTTTTCATCAACCATTTTACCTATGGTTTTTGCTTTAGTTTTTCTCTTTCCTTTATTATCTACAATATCTTCAGCATGTGTTAAGAAGAATACAATAAGATCATTTCTCATTGTAACTGGTTTTTTAGCTACTTGAGCTAACCATTTTCCAATATCAGTAAACTTATCATAACCTTTTTCATCTGATCTATCAAAAAATTCAAATGCACTCATGTACTGAAAATCATCTATTATTAAGGTCTTAATTTCAGGCCTATCTTTATTTACATAATCCATAGCTTTTATAATACCTGCAGGTGAGTTTACTGCTGACATTCTTCCAGTAGGATTGTCTTTACTTAACATAGGATACTTATTTTTCCAACCTTTAAAAGGTAGTGGTTTATTAGCTATATTTATAATAAATGTTTCTTTTTCATATAAATTCATTATAGATGTAGTTTTTCCGGAACCTGATTCTGCTATTATTAATACACTTGTAGCCATTTAAAAGGGGTTTTGAGTTGCTTCATTTATAATTTCATTTAACCATGGTTTAGAACTTTTAGCTACACCCAACTTGATACAAGCATAATCTCTTAATGTCATCTGATCCATGGGGGTATCAGCAAATTCATCAGTAGGGATAGTAACTATTTTTTTATTATTTTCTTTTTTACTGAGTTGATTAATAGGTGTTTTCACTACTTCTAATTCCTCCATAGGAACATAATATCTAACACTTGTTGTACCCACATCAGATACTAATTCATCTTTAAAATGTGGGTTGTTTCTAAACTTATACAAAGTTCTTGTGGGATCTTCTGATTCCATCCGCATACTTACCATTTCTGTATAAATATCCTTACCTTGATTAAGTTCACTTTCAAAGAATCCCATGTGTAACCCTTGTAATCCTTTGACATGATGAGCCATTTTAGGAATATAAAGAGCATCAGGTATACCTAGTTTATCAAATATGGGTTGATGTTTTTGTCTAAGTAAAAGTGTTGCCTCTTTCCTTTCTTGAGGTGTTGGTTTATTCATTCATTCTTAATTTAATTAATAATTACATATTTCTTGCTCTTGTTTCTCCTCTTGCTGGAGTTGGTACTTCATCAATACGCATTTTATTAAATGCAGCATTAAAAAATGTTAAACCATTTTCTCCATTTCTACTTTTTAAAAAGTGCATGACAAGAAGTTTATCATCAGGTATAATATACCTTTCAGGGCCATAAAAACGGATTTTCTGTCTACCTGGAAGATTCAGACCTATTACTGTATCTGCATGTTGCAGGAGCGCATCAGCTCCAAAGATATCTGAATCTAATATATAGTTTCCATATTTCCCATCTTCGTTTCTTTCTGGGTGATCAACTGATCTATTTAATTGACTTAAAATAATAAATATTATAGGATACTTTCTTTTTAATCTTGTTAAAGTTGCTCCAAGTTCATATAACATATCATTTCTAGTTTGATGCTTTTCACACTCTAATAATATTGAATGGTCTAATGTTATAACTGTGTTTTGATATTTTCTTTTAACTTCATCTTTACCTGTTTTTGAATTTCTTAGTGTTTCAACAGTTGAATAATGTTTCATATATGTAACTATATGAGCTTCAAATCCTTTTACAGTAGGAGCATCTTCAATTACATCAATATTATATTTAACCATTTCTTGAGCATATGCTAAACAGTTTTTTAGATCTTCATCAGTTATAACCTTCTTTCCTTCTTCTTCAGCACTACATAAATATTTATAACTTTTTTCAATATAAGAAGACATACCTCTTATTGCAGAAACTTTTCCTAACATTTCTAATGAAAAATCTAATACTCTCATATTTGCTGTAGGGTTAAGTCTAAAAGCTTCTCTAATAAGTTGATCTTTAACTACTGTTTTTCCTGTTCCTGGTCTACCACCTACAACATTAGTTGAATGCCATTCAAAACCATTTAAGGTTGCATTATTAACTTTAGGCCATGGTGTTTTTAAACTTGATATTATTCCTTCTTTCCTACCTTTGAGGTATTTTAGAGCTTCATTAAAACTCTCTTTTTGCGGTTTCCAAGGTAAATCTGTCATAATTAAAAGTGAATAATTTCCCTATTCACATTGTGAAATATTTTACTAACTAACATATATTTGGAATTAAGGGATTGTAAAAATACACATTAATTTTATAATGTGCAACTTAAAATACATTTTCTTTGAAGAATCCTTCTTCTGGTTCATCACTACCATCTCTTACGGCTTGACACCAATTAGATAATTCTGATTTCCAAGATTTATCTAGTTCTTGTTTTCTAACAAAATACTGACTGTTAATTGTAAATTTCCAACTATCTCTTTCTCTGTTATCCAAATAAGAAGCTGTAGCTTTAAATATTTCTTGCCAAGTATAATCATTATTATCAAAGAACCATCTAAAACCTGGTGTTAAATTAGATTTTGAGGATCTTGCTAATTTACCAGTATTTAATCTCATCTTTGGAAACATTTCATTATACTTATTTATATTTTCATCAAAATCATCACCCATTACAATTTCATCAGTCTTTTTCTTTGCTCTTTTAAAGTAACCATCTATCTCTTTAGTAATTCTTTTACCTTTAGTAGATATTTCTCCCGATTCCAGGATCCATCCTTTATTTCTCAGGTGTCTGATTTCCAGATCTTGGTTTATAGTAGGGGCTGTTTGGTCATTAAACATTGACCATAATAAATAAAACTGATTAGGAGTTAACTCATGTCTTATCAGCATTTTCCACATTTCTTCCATCAAATTGTTTTTTATAATTTCTAATTATTAATTGGTGTTCAGTTGGTGTAGGTTTACTTATAGACAAAAAATTATATTTTTTTGGATACTTGATTATTGTAGCATAATCATCTTCATTAGTTGAAAAAGGCTCTTTAGTTTTAGTGAATCCAAAATTATCATTTTCTTTTCTGTTTTCTAATATAGCTCTACTTAAAAATAGCTGAAATTGTTTTTCTGTTATTTTTACTTTTCTTATTATTTGACTCTTACTGTATATCTTCCAAAGACCTAAAAATTCTTTGTATTTTTCAGTATTTGTTTTTTTACATTCACCTCTCATATTTTAAAATTTGGTTTTTACAGCAAAAATGCTTATATTATAGTATAAAAATATAAATTATGACTATTAGAAAAAAATCTAGTTTTGTATTCTTTCAAGATATCTTCAGAGAAAAATGCGGGGGAAAATATTCTTCAAAGAAAATCTGGGGTACTATTATAATGCTTTTAGTTTCTACTGCTTTTGTTATAGATGGGCTTAATTTTTATACAGTAAATGAAAACTTATTTAATTCAATGCTTATTGCAGGTACTACACTTATAGGCCTTGGTACATTAAATTTATTTTCTACTAAAAAAGATATAAACCCAGAAAAAATAGATGAAAAACAAAATTAATATAGTATTTGTAATTTTATTACTAATTATATTTGGTTTAATTGTTTATATTATCTTAAGTAAACCTGTTGTTCCAGTAGAAAAGTTTGATGATACAGTTCTTAGAGAACAAATAAGAAAGCAAGATAGTATTACTATACATTGGCAACAAGAATCTATACATTGGCAAAATTTAGCCACTTCATATGAATTAAAAGTTGATAGTTTAGAAGCACTAAAGCCTATTATACATGAAAAATATAATAAACAAATTAAGTTTAATAACTCTGCTAATATGTTACAGCTGGACAGTATCATACGCTCAACCTGGAAGTAAGTTTACTACATGGCATTCAGGTGAAACATTGGCTTGTTATACTATAGATGAGTTGCGTCATATTGCTAATATGAGTATTGAACTTGAAAAAGCAATTGAACTTTATAACATTGCTCAACAACAACTGATTCTTAAAGATCGTACACTATTTGCCAAAGAGCAAGTTATAATATCTAAAGATTCAGTTATTGTAAGCATGGGATCAGTTATTAGTTTAAAAGAGGGAATCATAGTTGGCAAGAACCATGAAATAACGGATTTACGTACTGCATTATCCAAAACCAATAGGCTGATTAAATGGCTTAAAATTCAGAAAGCTGGTCTTACAATTGGATTATCAGGTTTGGTAGTCTACTGTCTTTTTAAGTGATGTAGGTTTATTTATTTTAGCTAATACTAAAAACAATTCTTCATTCTTCTTTTTATATTCAGCTAATTTTATGTCTTTATAATGATTAGCTTCTACTAGTTTTTTATTTTTAAGAATAACAGCTCCAAGATTATCTTTTTGCATTCTTTCCTTAAACTCATTTATTTCTTGAGCACATTTAGTCTTTGTTTCTTTTAACTCAGTTTCTAATTGTTCAAGTTTAAGATCTTGTTTTCTTAATTGATCAAAAATCATCTTGTTTACTTGTCTCTCCCAAACTAATTTTTCAAAGTCAGTTTTTGGTCTTAAACCTATTAATGGTTTTTCTTTTTCCATCACCATATGATTTTAGTTCCTATTTTAGATTCCACTAATTCACTAATTCTATTAAATACATCGTTACTTTCCCATTCTCCTCCTGAATAACAGGCAGAGGCTGGATGATAACAAAATAGTTTGTAGTTGGACTCAGGAATCTTTTTGGCCCATTCTCTTGCAGCTTGTCCCATAAATACATAAACTAATCCTGTATTCATATCAACAAGCTTCTTAAATAAGTATTCAACAAATGGTTTCCATATATCATAGTGCATTGCTATTTTTCCTACTTCTGTTGTAAATGCAGTATTCATTAATAACATGCCTTGTTTAGCCCATCTTGTTAAATCAGGTTCACATGCATACCAGTTTTCATTTATTGGTTTATATACAGTATCTTGTATTTCTTGAAATATAACTTTAAGTGATGGTTGTATAACACCAGTATTACTACATGAAAAAGCAAGTCCATCAGCTACATTTTCTTGAGGATAAGGATCTTGACCAATAATTACTACAGCCAGATCTTTATAAGGACACTCGTAAAATGCTCTAAATACTTGTTTAATACCAGGTGTTATCTTTCCATCAGCATGCAACTTGTATAGAGTTGTCATTAATATTTCAAAATTACTACTATCTATAAAATCATTTAATACTCTATCCCAACCAGAAGGTTTAAGCTTCTCCTTGAATTGGATTCTTATTTTCTGTATTTCCATCCTTTATAAATATATATTTTTCTTCTGTATCAACAAATGCTATTCCATCAACATTGTGTTCTTTAAGTAAATCTTTTATCTTAACTAGCTCATTATTAGCTTCATGTTCAGTTGCATTTCTTGTTAATTGAAGAAACAATACCTTATCAGAATCATGATCTTCATATGATAATTTGCAATTAGGATGAGCACATTGTATTTTTTGAAGAGTTGCTTCTCCTAGTAATCCACCATGATTTTCAGAAGCATCTGCTATATGTTTTGGGCCCACTGTAAAAGGATGAGGTCTATAATTAACCTCATGAATACCAGAAACTTTAAGTATATTTTCTACTTTTAATACATCAGAAAAAACTATTAATAATTCTTCTTTTGTCATTTTCCAGTTGAACCATGACCTCCTACTCCTCTTTCACTTTCAGACAGTTCTTCAACTGCTTCAAATTCAATTTGAGGATAAGGAATAATTATTATTTGAGCACATCTTTCTCCTTCTGCATATATTGCAGATGAGTTGTTTTTGTAGAATTTTGCCATAAGACTTCCACGATAACCACTATCTATAACTCCAACAGAATTACTTAAATTCATTTTAGTTTTATAGATTGAGCTTCTTGGAAATATTAATCCTACATATCCTTCTGGGATCTCAATAGCTAGTTTAAAATCATAAGTAATAGTATCTCCTTGATCTATGATATTTACTGCTGTTAGATCCATTCCCGCATCTCCATTCTTTGCATAAGTTGGAATAACACTTCTTGGATCTAATTTTTTAATTTTAATTTTCATATTTAATTGTTTTTAATAAGTAGCTGCTTTTACTGCCCACATGGCAGCTTCTTCATAAGCTGTCTGTGCTAGTGAAATTAATCTTGCCTTTTCACCTGACATCATACTACCATCTTGAGGTTTTAATGTCTCACACATATCTAATAATTTAGCTGTTTCAATTTTAATATTATCTACTTGAGAACTTCTTGAGTTATTAAAATCTACTCTTACTCTTTGTTCTCCTAATGTTTTTTTTGAATTATTTTCCATATTTAATTATTTTTAATTGTTTATTTCATAAATTAAGTTTTCAATAACTAGATTCCAAGTAGCACCTGGATCACTTTCTTGTGAATTTATATATCTATCAAGTATTAATTGAGCTTCTTCTTCAGTTACAGTTTTACCTATACTTGTAGCAACTTCATTTACATCAGTTATTGATAGATTATGAGCATTGTCATCTTTAGACTCTTTTTTATTTAACTCTTCTTTAAGAGCATCAATTATTCCTAGAGCTTCTGCAACATCTGAAGTATAGTCATCCCATCCAAATTGTTCCTTAAGATCTTTGATTAATTCTTCTTTTCTACTAATGGCTACTTCTAAAGTACCATATGTAGTATTTTCAATATGTTTTGCTATTTGAGTACCTATATATACACCATTTTTATAGTGTGGGTTATTACTTAATCCTGCCATATTTTTTTTCTGCTATTTGATCTAAAATTGTTGCTGCTACTGTATAATCAGCTTTATTTTTACTAATTAAAAGATTTTTAAGATTACTTGGTCCTAAAACTACTTGATCATTAGGGCTTTTAGTAATTGTTTTAAAACCTATTCTATTTCTTATACACCATTTAGTTTTACTTTCATCTAATAAAATTCTCCATGAACTTGAGGTTATTTTACTATGATAAGCATCATATGTAGTTCTCTGAAATAATTGAGTAGATTCATCTTGAAAATCAGTAAAATTTTCTTTTGCTTTTGTAAGTTTATCTATGAGTTCTAATATTTCATTTGCTATTTCCATGTTTTAATTCAATTTTTCTTAAAGTATTATCTGTAAATATTCTTTCTTTTTTGTCTTCATATTTAAGTACTACACAGACTACTAAATCTTTAGTAATTTGGATAGACTCAATATTTTCTTTTGAGACTTTTTTTCCATCTATATACAGATCTAAATTCATTATTTACTTCTCAATCTTTTTTTTCTATACATGTCAATACAACCTTCTACAATAGTATGATCACCTTCATTACTTGAAGCTAACATTTTTATAAGGTTATTAGATGTTTCTTGATTAATAATTCCTGCTTCTACAAGGGTAACTAATTCAAAAGGTAATATAATTTTAGCTGTAGCTACATTTCTTATACTTCTTTCAAAGTTAGGATTTTTATTAATAAAGAATTTATAAAGCTTAATATTTTTAAATATTTTTATCTTTTCTGGATCATTTTTATGTATTGATTCAAATTTATCAAGGAATCCTTGGGCTAAATCTCTACCTACTTTATTCTGTATTTCCATAATTAATAGTCTATAATTACTTTTTCACTTTTTTTTAATTCAGCATTTAAAATACTGGTTGCTACTGTTACATTAGATTCATCTATTGAAAATAATAGTTTCTTAATATCTTCTGATGCTTCAATTACATACATTTTATTTCTTTTTCTATAAACTGTACTTTTGTTATAACAGTATATACCTCTCTTAAAATATGGTATATTAGGTTCATTATAATTAAAGCCAAAAACATACCATGCATTAGTACTTACAGTTCTACAATATTTAATATTTGCCATAGTTATTTATCTAATCTGAAACCTACACATACTGGAAACCTTGGAACACCATCATCAGTGAATTCAAAAAATCTTATTTCTCCAGTTTGTCCAATATATCTATTTTTATTTTTTAGAATTTCTTCTCTTTCTGCATGAGAGAATTTCATTCCACATCCAAAAGTTATTATGTTACCTGATTTATCTACACATTCACAATGTATAACACCTTGTTCTGGATTTTTATCAGATGGTACTACATTAATGATCTTATAAGTTTCATCTATAAAATCTTTGTATTTTAAAAGTTGTGAGGATCTTTTATTTACAGCATAACCCTCTTCACTGTGTCTAATAATAGTTCCTTCATAACCTTCACTAATAAACTGTGAATGATACTTCTTAATATCAGCTTCAGAATGAACTTGATATGTCGGTACAAGTTCTATGCATGCAAAATCTGCGATTTCAAGTATACTTTTTAAAAGTGTCATTCTGTTATCAAAGCTCATATTAAGAAGTACCATATCATAAACATGATAAACCACTTTCTCAGTTTCTCCTTTTCTGTATTTTTTGATAAGTTTCATGTTTTCCTGAAAGCTTAATCCATGAGCATATAATTCACCATCAAGAAAATCAATAGTTATGAGATCATTTAGATCTTCCTGTATATGCTCCATTGTATCAATATGTTTACCTTTTCTGGAGTATATATTACCCATTTTATTTCCTAAAGCTCTCATACCATCAAGTTTAGGTTGAACATAGCAAGGAAATTTTACTTTTTTGGATTCTTTTTTGTAATCCTTTGCTAACATAGGTAATATAACATCACCATCTTCAGCTTCTTCTATTGTATCAAAGTACCCTGTACTTCTTTTTGTTTCAATTTTACTAACTGCTTCAGATATAGCTTGTTCTTCAGGTGTTGTTTCATTGGCTTTACCAATGTTTTTACCAGTACAAGTACTTCTATGTTCAACTAGAGATCCACCTACAACTCCTGATTTCTGAATGAGATCTGCTCCTTTTGTATATACATGTAAAACTCTTATTTTACCTGTACTATCTTTTTTATAGACCTTTTGGTCATAGACTCCTATATTTTTTATGTCTGTCATAATTTGATTTTTGTATAAAATTTTTATTACTTTTGCACCATGAGTGATACTAAAAAAATTACTACATATGTTGTTGCAAATGATAGTGTAGTTTCTATTGAAATAAGTGGTGCATATTATAAAAGAATTACAGCACTATATTTTAACTTAGTTAAGAAAATTGGCACTGAGCATTTTGAGAAAATAGTTAAGGCTTTGATTGATAATAAGTTAGAGAATTTGGCTGAAGAGCAAGATAAACATGATGGTCTTAGCATAGATACTTTACTTATTTTGATGACCGCAATAGAGTCAAAGTTTAAAGAAGATAATCTCATCAATAAACAAGAATTAGAGATTCCTAACGTAGATTAAGACCTACTTCATCTCCTAATTCTATACAAGACTGGATTGCTAATCCTAGATCATCTTTTGAGATTTTAGCAAAAGACTTCCAATCCATATATATTTTACCCAAGGCTTCTCTTCTCACTACTAATCCAGATCTATCTTTAATAACCATTTTAATATCTTCAAAAGTATTTCCGGTATGCTTGGCTATTTCTCGGATACATTTATGTACCTTGGCTAGTTGTAACAGAGTATTATCAGCTGTATTGATTTCCATTAATAAATCAATTTGATCTCCCTCTTCTAAAAGATTTATAAAATTTTTATAATTAGTCTCATCAGCTTTTCTAATATAAACTAATTTTCCATTTGACTTCTTAAGAGAAGTACTAAGCATTCCATCTTTCATATAGCAAGAAAAAAGGGAACTCTAATGAGTCCCCTTTTAATTTTAGTTAATTTTGTATAATGCTCCACCTAATTTAAGTGAGACAATAGTTTGTAAGTTGATTTGACGGATTGTTTTCTTAGGATCTGATTCAGTTTTCATAAGAGAAGTCTCCTTTACTTTTACATATCCTAATTTAGGTGTACCTTGATCTTTAAGATATGTACAATTTATTATACGTGTAGCACCTTTTTTATCAATAAACTCAGCTGTGAAAAATCTTCCTTTATTTCCAATCATAAGATCTAAAGCTTTAGTTTTACTAATTCTTTTTGCTTTTGGTCCTTTTGAAACAACTTTTACAGTTGGTACAGCTTTAGTTATAGGGTTTTGTGCAACATTTACTGTAACATTTTTTGTAGTAGTTTTTGGTCTACCAGCTCCTATTCTTGTTCCGCCTCTTTTACTAGTTTTAAAACTATAAGTTCTAAAAGTACCATTATCAGTGTAAGTTATAGCAGTATCTCTTGCTAAAGCATCCATACATTCACTTACAAATTTTTGGTTCCATTTCATAGCAGGATACTTTTTTCTCAAAGTATCCTTTACTTCTAAAGTAGTAGTTTCACTTACTTTTCTTGAAAGAAGTTTATTTACCATAATTACTATCATAGAAGCCTTTACATGCTTCTCCATTCTTACATTTTTTTTCATTGTTTGTGTTTTAATTTAACCAAATAATATGTTTTAGTCTACATTGTTCTTCTTTGTAGGCTATAATTTCAGAGTTAAGTAAGCCATTACCAGCATTTACCTGTGTACTATCAAAACCTCTTTTACTTAACTCATTGTAGGATAGTACAAAACTATTTCCTCTATACCAACCATCATATATGTATGGTTTTCCGGTATGAACTTCATAAACAAGTAATACTTTATCATGATCATACCCAGTATAATTAAGAGATTTTTTTACTACTTCAGAGAAGTAATTACCATCACCGTAGGCTTTACCTGAAAAATTAAAATTTCCAGATGGTCTAATTTTGAGACCTTGTTCAATTATTGGAATAACAGAGGTACATCTTGTGCCGTGGATTAACAATCTTGTTTCTTTGTTTTTTTGTTTTGATAACCATTGGTTAAAGATTTTATCTTCTGAACTTTTTTCTGCTGTTAATATACCAGCAATAGTGTGGTGTGTATCAGACTTTATCTGATCAATCAGATATTGTAACTCTTTTGTTACCTTACCTTCTTTCATCTTAACACCTAATACATCAAGTAGAGATTTTTCTTCTTTTTTCTTTGTTGGTGTTTTGCTATTTTTATTTGTTATTTTTTCTGCTTTAAGTTTTTCTTTCTTAATTAAATTAACTTGAGCAACCATTGCATCTAAATTATCCTGCTCTTGAATTATACATTTATTAAGATCTATATTTGGCAGCAAGTGAGATCTTGTATTACTCATATATCTTGGGATAGTCATATATAACTTAAGAAGATTTTCATTAATTTTCTTTTCAGCACCTTTTTTAGAAGGATCAATCTTCATAAGATCATTAATAAGTTTCTGAGCTTCTTTAACTTGAGCTTCACTTACTACATCAGCTTTTACAGAATATGTTTTAGATACTAAATTGTTTGTATAACTAAACATTTTTGTCATAAAACTTTTAGTTGTAGTACAAGTTATAATATCTAGTCCATTACCTTTTGGGGTGCCATCTATAATAGTTATATCAGGTTCAGTACTAACAAGATGAGTCATATCCTGATAACCCTTTTTAAGTTTGGATTTATAAATTTTATCCCAGTGACTCATTGGTTTACTAGTTTTGATGCTAGTTAATTCAATTCTACCATAAGTAATATCAATAATACCATTTAATTCTTTCATCTCATAGTATTTGTTATTATTTTTTTCACTAACCATTACTAATTTTGCATATTTTCCTTTTTGTATCATAAGTGCACTCTTTTAAATCCATTTTTTCTTCTACTTTTTCTTAAGATATTAGTAAATATAGAGTCTACATCTAGTCCAAGATCTTTGAATATTTTAAAGTTTCTTGGAGTAACAAATTTACCAGGAACATATAATTTATAATAAGTAGAGTTTTTTCCATAAAGGTCTTTTTCAGTGGTAATTTTTTCAAAGCATAATTTGTTACCATGTAAAGTTTTTATAATATTTTTAACAGTTATAATTTTTTCTAAATTATTTTCTCCAGCTATAATTTCTACATTGAATCTAATAAAAGTAGGATTTTTAGAATAAAAACTAGCTTCATCTTTAATTATAGGATCATCATATTGTTGAAGTTTATGTTTGTTTTTCATCTTTAGTAAGTTTTTTATAAAGTTCTCTTCTATCTTTTCTTGATATAAAATATGTTTTTATATCATAACCTAATGATTCTATTATTGCAACATCTTTATCAGTTAGATTAGGAATTAATACTTCATAAGTACCATAAATATTATGTTTAGACCATGGAGAATTTATTCCTTTTTTCTTACATAAAGTTAATGCTATGTTATCTATAGCTTTTATATTATCTATTGTTTCACTAAAGTTAGGAGATATAGTAGAGACTCTTATTCTATGCCAATGTGTTTTACTCATCAAGATCACTTCTAACCAGTGTGAGATAACATGGATCAATATAAGCCATAATATTTGCACTGTGTATATGTTTGATTTCTTCATCTGATCTTCCATGTTTTTTACCAAGTTGTTCTTCACGTTTAAGTATTTCTTCAGTTTTGTCTTGAGCTGCTAATAGTATTTTAACAGTGTTTTTATCCCTATAAGCAATTATAATCACATGGATCCCCGGCATAATCAGTGCATAAGGAGCATCATCATTAATTTTATATTCTCCTGGAGGATATTTTTTAGCTATTTCTTGAATTTCTTCAGGTCTAGTTTTTAACCATTCCTCAAATGTGTTTTTGTAACTCATAACATGTTTCTTTAATTAAGATTAGTAAATCAACTATTTTTCCTTGAATATGATGTTTATAAGCCATTTCTTCTAAATAATCTTGTATATATCTTTGTTCTATTTCTGCAGCTCTTTTTTCAAGTTCTTGCATATAATCTTGTTCTGTATTACTACTAGAATTGAATCGCCATCCTTGCATAATCTGTAGAATTAATAATTGTAAATCCTAAATCTCTTAAAATACTTCTAGTATATTCAGGATTATCACTTCTTCCCGTAATGACATATCCCCAAGTTGTATAATTAATAGTTTTGACTTGAGTATAAAATTTTGATAGTTCACAAATTGAAAGTTCTTTCATCATTTTTATAACTACTTCTAAAAGTTCTGTATCTACACCCTTTGTACCTTTACCTGTTGGGACTAATACATTAATTGTATTATAATTACATCTCATTGATTTCATTTCCTGTATTTATCATGTCTTTAATAATTTCTGCTGGAGATGAGCTTTCTTCATGTTCATATTTTTTATCAAAAAAATCTATTTTTGTATTTACATAGTTCATAATTTTATAGATATCTCCATATGTATTTGCTTTTCTAATTTTTCTTAATATTATTTTACATAATACTAATAAGGCCATAATACTACTTTTTTCTACTATACTTAATGGTGTATTAGGATTTAATTGTTTTGTATGATCAAATTTTTGAAAAAATTGCATAATGTAAATTTTTAATTAATAATAGTGGGGAAACCAGGAGTCGAACCTGGAGGCTATCTTATACCAATAATAATATTGTCTAGGATAATCATTTATTGAAGATAGCATGTCAATTGACATGAAGGATACATCTAAAATATATTGTGTCTACCATTTCACCATTTCCCCAATAGTCCCCAGCTCAAGTCAATATCCTTCAAAAGAGCTGGGGTTTTTGTAAATTCAGTATTCAGTTAATTTTAAGCTAATGCTAGTTTATTCTGTTGTTATGCCTCTAAACCACACCCCCTGTTATATCCTTAATTAGAGGGGATGGCAGGATTTGAACCTGCGTCTACAGAAAAGTAATTAATAACTGACTGACTTTACCAATGATCCTCATGCTTAAGCTTTGACCCAACACTAATGCTAATTACCTAGAATAGATAATGCTTATGTTGATGCTTAGGCTAAGGTCTTCTTCCTAGTTATCCAAACAGATAACTAAATATTTTATCAGAATCTAAATTAGATTCCACAACTTCTACTTCATTACATCTTTTTAAAGCTTCTATAATTGAAGTTGTTAAAGTTGTTCTTCTTTTTAAAGCTTCAGCTCTTTTTCTTTGAGTCCATTGACCTGAAAATCTTTGTTGAGTATATTCTCCTAATTCAACAGTAGTAGTTTTAGTAGCTACAGTTGGTGTATAATTTGGAGAATTTTTATCTACATTTGGATCTTTAAGAATGTAATTTTCTTTTTCAGTAGTTATACTTACACCTTCTATTAAAGGTGTTTCAAATATTTCTTTACCTTTGTACATCTCATTCTCTGAAAGAGACCATTCTTCAGAATCACTTCTTACAGGAATAGATTCAATCATTCCATGTAATCCTGTAGTTTCTACTAAACTTTTAAGCCTTAATAGTTCTAAAGAAGTATATTCTCCCCAACTATTTCCTTCAACAATAAGTTCAGCTTTTGCTATTCCAGAAGCATTTGTAGCTTCTTGTGCAAATAATGCATCAATATATTCTTTAGCATTTTCTTTAAACCATCTTAATTTTTCATCCACAGTAGTTTGTACTAATGTATTACCTCTTTTATTAGGTTCATCAATAGTACCTTCTTTTGCTTCATATGTTCTCTTTTCACCTAAAAAAGCTCCTTGAGATTTTGTAAAGAATTTAGCATAATCTTGGATCATACCTTTAAATATTGGTGCTAAAGAATCTGTTTTAGCCAATAATACATTTAATTTGTTCATTTTTTAATTTTTAAGGTTGTTAATAAAATTTTCTACTTTTTTTCTAAGTATTTCAGGATCATCATTATAAAAATTTTGTATTCCTTGAGTATTGTTATTTTCAAGATATATTGTAGCTCTATGAAAACAATTCCCTCTCATAAAAGATTTTGTTCTATGAAATTCATAATATACTCTATCTACTGAGTCTTTGTTAAATGGATCTTTAAACTCAGAAGGCAATTTAATACTTTCTGAGTTGTTTGTTATATCTGTCATAGTATTTATTATTTAAAAAACATCTGGATCATACCATGTTATTTTATTCTGATCAAAGCCTTCTAAAGCTTCTTTTACCCATTTTTCATCCACTGTATTTTTAAAACAGAGAATGTCTATATTGGCCATATCATCAGGATTTAATCTTAACATTCTACCTACTCTTTGAGCAGAGCTTCTATTATTACCATAAGCATGCATTATAATACAATGTTTAAGTCCTATAATATTTGCACCTTGAGATAACTGATGAACACATGATAGTTTATTAATAATACCTTGTTCAAACTTTTCCATATTAAGTTCTGAATCTTTATTATCACTATGATAACTATGAGCACATAATTTATCTGCTTGTTGTCTCTCATTTGCAAAGAGAATACATTTTTCATTAGTCTCAGTTAGTAACTTCTCAGCATATGATTCCTTTGTATAAAAACCTTTCATAGCATTCATTCTAAGGATACTCATAATTTGTAGTTCTTTGGTGCTAGAAGCATTATCAATTCTATCAGACCAGTAGTTATAATTTTCAAATTCAGAAGTATACCATGATTTGGTTACTATACCTTCTTTATCTTTAATTTCTACTTTGTGATTTTTTACTTTGCTCAGATCAAGCATATGAATTGTAATATTATAATCATTTAAAATATCATCTTCTATTGCTTCATCTGTTAAATAAGTAAATCTGATAGGACAATACTTGTTAATCATTTTAGCTTTTTCAGAATGTTTCCATTTTGGTGCTGTTCCTGTTACACCAATAATAATACCTTTAAATTGACTCAACCATGGATTATGAGATAATTTAAGTGAATGACATTCATCTAAATATATTACATCATAATCTAATGATTGTTTAGTAAGAGATCTATAAGTTGAAAAATCTACACTATCAATCAAGTGGTTCATATTCCATTTATCTGATTCTTCTTTCCAATTTTGAATTATTCTTTTGATAGGAGCAACAGCTAATGCTTTAGGTTTTCTATTTTCAGTTCTTTGGTATTTATTAACTACAAGTTGAAAATGTTCTAAACATAATCTTGTTTTACCAACTCCCATACTGACTGCAGCACCGGAGTATTTATACTTACGTATGGCCTCTAAGGCCTCTTTGCGTACATCATCCTTAGTTTTAGCCATAATAATTAGTTTTAGTTTATAGAATTTAGATTAGCAATGGGATGATAATCTACATTTAATATATTTTGAAGAGTACCTTCCATCTCATAATTTTTTGGTTCCCATTCTCCAGATAAGTTTTCATCATATATTAATACTGGATTATCTTTATCTGTTCTATCTATTTTGTATACAATATTACAATGTGTAGCTGCTGTTTCAAGTGTGAGATATACTACTTCAATTTTATCATCCATTTCAGATACTCTTTTACCTTTCATGGCTTTTTTAATATCCTCTATAGATTTGTTATTATATTTGTTTATTGATATACCCCAACCTTCAGTTATGAATGCTATTACAAGAGGTTTAACATTTTCTAATGAGTCTCTAAACAATTCTTTTAAAGCACGTTTAGTAACTTCATTAGCTAACATTGGTTCAAAATCACTTAAGATACCTATTTCTTTACAAATAGCATCTTTTTTATACATATATGCTGCTAGCATTGGTCTAATTTCTTTTGCTTCTTTAAAAACATTAGTAACTAGTTTACACATTTCTTCTTGAAAATTTTTAATTTCTTTATTAAATTCTGTTGTTGTCATAAGGAACTATTTTAATTGTTAATTTAATTTTAATTTTTACTTTCTATGTCTAAAAGATTCTTTTAAATCAAATCCATGAGTTACTATTTTTTCAGTATCAGTTTGTTTGTTAGGTATTTCTGGATTATTTACTAACCAACCTAAGAATTGAGATATATCTTGATATATTTCTTCTGCTGGATAAAAAGCTGCCATACCATATTCAGATAATATAGGAATATTCCATTTAGCATCTTCATGTTTATTATACTCTCCAAAATAAGAATTATAAATTTTAGTAATTGGAGTATCAAACTCAAAACTTTCAGAACAATAAACCCTTATAAGAATTGGTTGTCTAGTTACTTTATTAACAATTGTTTCTCTATTATGTCTTTTATAGTAGTTTGTTGCTTGTTCTATTGTTGATACTTTCTTTTTATTATATTTTGTAGACTCTGGTAATATACCTACTACATTATCTTTAATAAGTATATTATTTAATTCAAGTATTTCTTCAGGAGTATGATAATACTTTTTTTTATAATAATGAAGTATAAATAGTCTGTTACATATAGCAAAAGTATATTCTAAATAATTATCACTTAGAAAATTACTTGGTTTTTCTAAATGCTTTGCTCTTCTATCATAAATTATTTTTTCATCTATTCCATAGATACCTTGTAAATAATCATAATAATCTTTATGTTTAGTCAATAATTTCATCTTTTTTAGTTTTTTTATAATAATAAATTCCTAATCCTCCTAGTGCCAACCACTCTATTCCTCCATTAATTGGCACTCCTGTTTGGGTGCATCTTGGGTGTGTGGGGTTTTGCATACACCAACATGGTGAAAA